GAACTTCTGGATGTTGTTCGCCGCCTCGCTGGCAGTCAGCGTGTAGCTACCAGTCACTACGGGCTTGGTCAGCACGGTGAATGCGAAATTCGTGCTTACGCCGTAGCCCACCGTGATGTAGGAGGAGCCGGTACACACGATGAACGCCGATTCCTCGGGCTGAAAGTTCTTTTGCGTCGTTCCGTCGATGATCTGGCCACCGGTCGTCTGCACTGTCAGCGTGCCCGTGCCCGAGTTCTTGAGCATCGTGAACCAGTTGTTCCCGAGCACCGCAGCGGTGGGGAGAGTCACAACACCAGCGCCACCACTCCAGATGCAAACCTGCGCCCGTTGGCCACTGTTGAAGGTCGAAGGGGACGCGAGACCGGTCGCTGGGTGGCTCTGGTTCAGTGTCACCCCCGAGGCGACGAGACCAAGACCCGCGAGAGTGGCCGCGTCCACCGCCGAGGACCCCGCACCGAATGCGATGATGCCCCAAGTGCCCTCGACTGTCGGGTTCGCGGTGATGTAGATATACTTGGCCTCGCCCGGGGCAATCGACACGATTGTGTTTGTCCCCGCGTAATCCTCGACCACGAAGGTGTTCGCCCCGACGTTGCGAATCATCGCGTCTTGACCCACCGAGGCCTGATTGGCCGGAGGCATGTACAACTGCAGACCCGGCGCGGTGGCGGTCACCTCCATGATACGCGCTGCGTAGTCGTCGGTCGCGTTGCCGTTGATCGGCCACTGCAACTGAGTGTTCGCCGACAGCGTTATAGCACGAAAGGAGACGTCCGTGGGTTGGACGACGTTACCGGTAAAAGGACTGTTGTAACTCATGAATCCACCGCGATGGCTTGACGGTCAGCGATACGCAGCTTGTCTTCAGTCTTCAGCACCGCCATAATCTGGTTGTACTGATCCTGCCACATTGCGATGCGAGCGTCGTTTTTCAGAAATGGCATAGCCTGCAGCAATGTGCCGTACAGCAATGCCTGCGGAGCGTAAATCGTGAACCAGTTGGTCTGATTGCTTGAATCCAGCGGTTGCACCCGTTCGTAGTACAGTACTTCGAAGTTAAAGGGTGCGTTCGGGGTGGGGCCGATCAGCCAATGGGTGTAATCGTAATCACAAAAGAACTTCGGCACGTCCTGTAGGGCGGGGTCGGGCCAATAGTTCCGGATGTACTCGTACTTGCGCAGCAGCACCGGGCGGCGTTCACCGGCCACGGTAATGTTCATCGATACAGTCTTGTGCCACCGGGCGGGTTTATCGACGATATTCGACCCCTGCTCCAGCTGGCTCGCGGCCACAGTAAGGTTCCCAAGGAACTTGATCTGGCTAGCAATCACTTGCTCGGCCAGCATGATGAACGTAGGGATTTTTTGGAGGGTCGCCTGATCGGTACGCTCCAAGTAGCTGCTGATGTCTGCCACGAGCGAATCGTAGGTCATCACCGCTGCAGTAGTCATTGAACCTCCTCCAACGGTTTGCGGCGTTGAACTATATTATACCATTTAAGTGCCATAGGGGTCAATCTTTCGCCGGTCCGTCGCTCAAGAACAGGGCGATTTCGGCCTCCCGGCGTTTAACGAGCCCTGGGAGTACCCGACCGCCGCCCTTGGTCCATGCGCGAAACGCTTCGGCTGCGCCCGTCCAGTCCCCACGGTTCGCCCTCATGCGGATGGTGGAGCGCTGGAGATTACCTAGCCCGAAGTTAAAGGAAATAGAGACAAGAGCGTCGAAAGCGCCTTGACGCCCAGCCACACCGGGAACAAGACGAAGAACACCCCGTTCAAAAGTTCCGACGTCAGCGCGGAATAGTTCGTCGATCTCCGTTTTCGTCCAGACACGGTTGTCCTCCGGTTTTAAGGGCATCTCTTTGCGGATCATGGGGATGTCGGCTGTGGTCTTGCCCGGTGGCCGCACCACGGGGAGCCTAATCTGTTCTTGGTACAGGACGTGGCCATAGCCAATCGTCCAGATGTGCGCTGGGCAAAGGTAGGGCCGAGAGCGAAAGCCCTCGTACCGGTGCATTAGGTCTTCCCCCGCCTTGCTCAGCTTCACTTTTTGCCCCACTGACGGCTGCCGAACCAGAACCCGATGATCGCGCCCAGCATCGCCATTTCGTCGCTGGAGAAGATCAGGTCGGAGTAGCGGATCACGTCGTCAATGCTGGTGATCAGCTCCGGTTGCTGGTACAGATACCAAGCCATGAAAGCGTTGATCGCCACCAGCTCCAGCACAAAGATGTAGGTCACGGTGGGCCGCACCGTACCCACGTAGTTGGTAACCCACTTGCTCGCGTTGTCTAAAATCTTCTTGTCATGCTCAAGCGCAGCCTCAGTCATCCGGGCATCGGTCTCCATCGCTACCTGCTCAGTGCGAATCTCCTCGACACGGGCTTGGGCCGCAAAGCCAGCAGCGGCCAGTTGGAGTTCACGCTCGGTCTGGACCTGAGCCAGTCGCAGTTCGTGCGCTTGGTCAGCCCTGTTCTGGAAGTACTCCAGCAGCTTGGGCAAGCCGGAGATCAGCAAACCCCCGAGGGTTGAGAATAGTGATAGCATCAATGGCCCCTTTTCGTTAGCATAGCGCTGGCGATCTCCAGCATGAATCTCACCTGTTCGACATCCTTTGGCGGCTCCGTCCACCCCACCGTAATTTGTCCCACGAAACGGTGACTATCTGGCGGTACACTCACCCGGCAGGTGTAAGCCACACCCTTCTCCAAATACCACAAGCCCACTTCGGACTGCGCGTAGCGGTACTCCCCGCACGGGATCTCGTTGGTCATCAGCCGTACCACGTCCGCATTGTTGGCCGAGTTCTGACTAAACAGCCCCACGTCGATGTCCTCGATGGTCTTGTCCCGCCCATCCTTGGTGTAGGCTCGGTACAGCACCCGACTGTTGAACAGCGGGTTGACCTTGAAGACCGCCACCACCGTGGCCCCGGTCTTTTTGAGCAGCATCGAACTCGCATCATCAGCGCGCCCAGTGTTGATCTCCGGCAGCTTCTTGGACTCCTTGTAGGCGTCCCGCATGAACTCTTGATTCTGCCACAGGAAATACCCGGAGAACGCTACGACGCCCATCACAAGGATGGCAAATAGCTTGAACGGCGAATCTACATACCCGAGCACTTTGTCGAGTGTGGTGTTGGCGTTCAACTTCTCGTCGCTCATCTCAAGTGCAGCATGTACAGAACGATACCATAAATGATTAGGCCCGCAAGGATTACCGTGGCGATGCCAATGGCGACGTACTCAGCCAGCCGCTCCATCTTGGCCTTGCGCAGCTTCGCAGCTCTCTCTGCGGCCTCTTGCGCTTCCCGGCGCTTGCGGGCAGCGGCGGCTTGGAACTTTACCCAGTCATTCCACATGCCGGGACGCCCAGCGTACACCATACGTTCGCGCAGCTCCTCCTCTTGAAGTCGGAGTTGCTCCAGTGCCATGAACTCTTCGAGGTCGGAACCACCACCCTTCTTGGTGACGCTCTCCTGGATCTTCGCCTTATTGTCAAAGTAGTCGAATACCTTTGAGCCGAGGGCCGACAGTTCCTTGCCGTTGGCCAGTGCGGCTTTAATTACTGAGAAAGCCGCATTCGCTGCCGCGATTTCTGCCAACATACTACTACCTCAACAGCGGAACGAGAACGTGGACGCACCAAAGGATGAGTCCGACGACTAGGACCGCAGCGATGAAGCTTACGGCCCAGTCTCTCATAGTCAGAGTCCCAGGATCTTTTTAACGAATTCAGCCGCCACACCCGGGCCAAGCAAAACGGCACCAATAGTGATGTAGAGCAGCACCTCGATGGTCTTCATGCGCTTTTTGCCCGCATCGAGTGACTCGTTGATCTTCTCGTAACGGGCGGCGCAAACGGCTTCATGAACTGACATACGGGTATCCATCGATTCCTCGGTCATAATCAAGCCCCATCAGCGGGTGCCTCAGGTGCAGCGTCCTCGACGGGTTCTGCGACCGGGGCCTCGGGTTGTGGTGGCGTGTACTGAACTGTGCCCTCGACGTCCTTGATAGTGCCGTCCTCTTCGATTGTCCACCCCGGCTCTACCGAGATGGGCGTCTCGACCGACGCCGCAATAATGCTGGGATGGAAGCACTGCTCGACTGAGAATCCCGGCACTGCGTTCAGGATCTCGGCCACTGTTTGATTTACAAGACGTACTCGCATTTCAATACTCCACAATCACAAGACCTGCTGCGCCTGATGCGCTGGTGCCGCCGCCGCCACCGGGGAAACCACCGGGGCCACTAGGACCACCACCGCCACCGTTAAAACCTGATTGGTTGTTGGTGCCACCACCACCGGGGCCGGTGCCGATAAGATCTATGGAGAAACTTCCACCGAACGAAACCGCGCTAGAAGCACCGCCACCAAGACCAGACGATGTGAGACCAGACGCGCCTATTTCACCCGCGCTTGAAGAGCCGCCACCCGACGCGGAAGATGTGCGATTTGGTATCGCACCACCGTTACCACCGTTGCCCCACAAACTAGCTACACCCCCGCCACCAGAGCCGCTGCTCGCCCCGCCAGTGGTGTTCACATCACCACCAACGCCGAACCCGCCGACACCACCGCTGCCTTGAGCACCACCCGTTGCCGAAACGAGCGTACCGAATGAAGACGTGCCACCAGCGGTTCCTGCACTACTGCCGCCCACTGTAACCCCAACTGAGGTGATGCCGAGACCAGCTAGGTTGAAAATAGTACGCATGGCGAACCCGCCACCACCGCCGCCACCACCGCCACCGCCACCCCATACCCGCACACGGACGTTATTCACTCCGGGCGGTATAGTAAAAGTGCCACTTACGCCATAAACTTGAACTTGACCGAAACCAAACACACCCGAGCCGGGCATGGAATTAGAGACGATTGCTTGAGTCGGGTACGCCATTATTTGCCTCCAGAAAGAATCACGTTGCGACCAGAGATAGTGCCGCGTATACCGACATCAAGCGCAGGAGTGTTGAAGTCGAACGCCTGCGATGTGGTACCAGCGGGATATTGGGAATTCAAGGTGGCCGCGCCATTCACTTGCAAGACTCCCGTACCACCCGCCGCACATTCCGAGGCCGACACACCAGCGAGGCAGTAACCATTCGAGGGCGACGGAATCAGTGCGGTGTTGGATGCTGTTACACCCGCCGTAATGTTAGTGGTATATGTCGAAGCTACAGTACACAACAACCCGACTCTAATCGAGCCAGAAGAGTTGCTGCCGCCATCAATGAAAGCAAAGGCGTAAATGTTGTCGTAAAGATTCACGATTTGAGCCTGCGAACCACAAGTAGTATTAGTGTTTTGGCCAGTGATCGTCAGACCTGTACCGTCGATCGAGACGTTGCTGTTGGGGGCAACGTTGCCACCAGCGGCAAACTGAGAGGCAGACGGGGAATACCGGTACCAAGCTGGGCTACCATCGATGCGAATCATCACTACCTCGCCATTTTGTCCAACACAAGGATTAGCAGCGTTGTAATCCACGCTACCGATAGCTGTCGTTAAGTTGCCGCCTCCGGGTGTGGATTTAGCGACCCTTCTCGAACCACCAGCGCTAGTTGCTCCGACCACGGTGCCGTATGGAGTCATCACACAACCCTCGCCGTAATTCTGCGTGCTATAACCGGAGCTGTTAACAGAACTCACTTGAAAGAAGTACAGTGAATTCGTGGTGGCATTGCGAGTGAAGTATTGCGTGTAACCCGTAGATTGAGAAGTCGCATAATGTCTAATCGCCACATCCCCTGCAGCGTCTGATGCAATGCGGATATTTTGGTTACCGCCGAAAGCGTCACCATTTACCAATGCTTGGAAAACGGCAGAGTCGTCGTAAACTAACACACAAACAGAACCATTGCTGTTGTTGTTGATCCCTACCACGAAAGAATCGTTGCCGAATGGTGCAATGTCGTGTCCGGCGCTGCTGTTCCAACTACCGACATCGGAGAAACCTCCCCCAGCAGAAACCCCTGTGGCCAACAAAACGTAGGTATTGGCTGCGTAAACCGCGAAATTAACCGTGCTGGAGTTGGTGCACCAAGACACCACTAGCTTGCCATTGCCGAGGCAAGTGCAGCGCACGAGTTGTGCCGCAGCATTCGTTGCAACAGTAGTCGTAGAAATCAGCGTTCCACTAGGGTTGAAGACAGAGAAAGATACAACGTTCAATGTATTTCTGTAAGCGATTACGAACTGACCATTGGTCATGTCGGTCAAGGCCATCGAATTGATGTTGCCACCCCCAATTGCCGTATAAGGAGCGAGGACGAACGTAGATCCACTGGAAACCGGTACGTTAAGCGTCAGCGTTTGGGTGGTTGCGGCCAAGAAAGAAGCGGAATTCGGAGTGGAGGCAGATCTCGCATAACCAGAAACCGCAGCGCTAACAGCACCTACAGAGGAATTCGCCGCAAATCTACGCCGTATACCGGTCGCAGTCACATTGGTTTTATTAACCTGAATGTAGGGCATCGAATGGTATGTGTAACCCGTGGACACGTAACTGTTGTCAATCAGGGTGAGAAATGTACTGCCCTCAAGGATCGTAATCCTCTGGTTACGCCCCGCTTGAGTAGCTGCAAAATACCCCGGCAATCCGACCAACTCAACAGATGAAACTACAGCCGAGGCTGCGCTTAGCCGCCTTAAAATCACAGTTCCGGTACTGGGCACACATGTTGTCGCCACGTAACCACCCCCGGACAGGGCGTAGCCATTGACTGTTTGCTGGAAGGCTTCTAAATTTGTCACAACACCGGACACAGCGCCGGTTGATTGGTTATAGGTCCTAACTGCAGCGAAAAAAGATGAACTATCTATCGAAAGAACTATACCCAAGCCTGTACTTAGAGTAATAAAATCATAGCCCGTGCTGCTAGACCAATCCGACTGCACCGAATATGTTGCGACAAAACCACCAGTGTTATCAAACCGAGAGATGCTCAAAGATGAGCTACCAACTGGGTACAGTGCGGCAAAAGTGTTGTCGCTGAATGTAGTGACCACAATTTGTGAATCGCTGTTCCACCCGCTAACAGTCGAGGACGTACCACCGACACCGACACTGGAAAACACCCGGAAGCGGTAATTAGAAGACACTTGGGTGGCAATGACGTAGCCACCACCAGACAACGCCCGAATTTCGAGAGTACCGAAGCCTGTCCCTAATGTGGCATCCTGCGCAATAGCTGTGACTACCGCGCCTGTATTCGAATAAACGCCGTGAGCTATTCCATCACTGGTAGTGTTGCGGAAAGCTACCGCGAACCCACCACCGGTAAGTGCGCATACCCCGATAAGACCTTGGTTAGAAATGTTCAAAGACCCGATTTGGGTCCTATCCACTACGATTGCCCCGCTTTGGTCGATTATTTTGAAGTATGCAGGAGAGCCGCCACTTGAAAGGTGTTCGCCATACACTACAACGATGTTACCGTTGGTTAGTGTCGCAGCACTCGTAGCGCGGGTGTTGGTGGAGCCTGTCCGGGTGTTCGGATTGTAATTCGCCCAGTTAACCGTGGCGTTGAATGCTATCTGATTTTGAGTTACGTCAGCATTGATTGGAAAGTTGGCGCTTGTCACTGCGTTTCCGGGGATCGTTCCGAAGTTGCTGTCGCGGAAGTAAACCAGATCGCCCGACTGAAAACCAGCCGTAGATGAAACGGAAGAATATGCGGGTGTCAGCGTGGTGTTGGGGACTGGAGGAGTGATGCGAGACATAGTATTACCCTTCGAAACCGTAGACGCTCACGGAGCAGTTAGAAGTGGAGCAGTTGGCGACCACACGTTTTGCGGCCTCAGCGACAAGGCCTCCTCGTTCAAGTACGCCCCCCGGAGGTAGGACGGTCTGGAACTCGATGAATTCGCTGGCCGTAGGTGGTACGGACGCTGCAAGCGCCAGATTCACCGCCGCAGAGCTTGAGCCAGTGTTGACCACGGAGATGTTGAACGTAGCGAACGTGGCCGCAGGCACGATGTACACAGTGGCGTTGGTGTTCGCTGTTGGGTTGGCTTGTCCGAGAATTCCAGTTGGCATATTCTTTCCTTAGAACTGGGCGCAAAAATAAACGAAGGATTTCGACACTGCTGGCACTTGGTCTTGCCATACTGGAGCCGTTCCTGCGCCTTGGCTGGTGAGCACCTGACCAGCGTTGCCAGTGGGCAGAAAATCGGTGTTGCCCGGTGCAGTTTGGTACAGGATCTGGTTCGCCGTTCCACCCGCAACGTCAACTGCAGACCCAGCGGAGCCAGCGGTGGCGGCGAAGTTGACCGAGAGTCCGCTTGGATTCGTCCACGTTGGAGCAGCAGCACCACCGGAGGTGAGCAGGAATCCGGCAGTGCCCGTAGGTGTGAATGCGGTGTCACCCGGAGCGACTTGGTAGGGCACGGAACCGGCAGTGCCACCGGCCAAGTCAATCGCGGAGGTTGCAGCAGGTGCCGCCGCCCACACAAAAGCGCTTCCGTTCCAACTCAGCACAAAGCCCGGAGTAGTCGGAGCTACGACGAACGAGGTGGAATCCGGCGCATTCTGGAACAGGATCTGGTTTGCCACCCCGCCCAAGATGTCCGAAGTCTCGCCCGAGGCGTCTGCGTAGCCTACCGACACGCTGGAAGGGTTGACGTACTGCGGAGCGGTTGCCCCCGCCGTCAAGATCCAGTTGGTCGTGCCCAGCGTCAGGTAGGCGGTGTTGCCCATAGTCGCTTGGTACACCAGCGTACCAGTACCGCCACCGGGGAGGTTACCCGTAGCCGAGGACGAATCGGCCAGCACCTTGACGACACCCGCCGCATTCTTGAAGAATAGCTTCTCGTCGAGGATGTTGATTGCCAACTCGCCGACTTGCATGCGGGGCGCAGTCGGCGTCGCTCCATTCGTTGTGCTGTAGTACAGCTGTACCGGTGTGAATCCTATCTGTGCCATGCTTTTTATTCCTCCACAATCCCGCCGTACGGAATACCGGGGCCGGACAGGTTATTGAGTGCCACGTCGGGACGGGCGAAGCGCAGGTTAATGCGCTCGGTCTGCCGAGCCGGGAGCCGGTAGGGATCGAATTGGTCGCGACAGCCACGCTCGGCGCAGACCCGCAGACCCGGAAAATTGGGGTCCGAGACCAGCGAGACGAAGGAGACCTTCATCTTGCAGCGGTCGCACACACCGATGGCGATGTTGGCGAGTCCGGTGGTGTCGAGAAATACCGGCATCGCTTACCTCGTGTACACCGAAATGTTCGGTGCCCAGTAGATTGGGGACTTGTCGCGCTCCTCCTGCTCGGCCTCTTCGAACGTCTTGGACGCCTGCCCGTCCAGGTACTGGATGCGGGCCATTTCGACAGTAGGCAGGATGAGGCTCATCCGGTGAGCCAGCATGTTCTGAATCGCGAGATACCAGCGGTCGGGGATCGCGAGCGAGCCGGACAATGCGCCGACATCCTCGACTTGGCACGAGTACCAGACGGTCATTTGCACGAACGGACTGGAGGGCACGGGCCACAGGTAGATGCTGGGCTGTGGGATGGTGCGATCGAACCAGAACTGATAAGGCTGATTCGCGGTGAAATTCTTGTTCGGCAGATTGGTGTAGTCGTCGCGGTTCAGACGGCTCATCTGGACTTCGCGGCTATTATTACCCCAATACAGTTCACGGAGCGCAAGGACGGCCCCTCCCGTGACTCGGACGCGGTATCCGCGCACGGTCTCGCCGGGTTCGACATCGATCCAGATCCACCGGCCATCGGTCACGACCGTAGGTCCGAGGCTTTCGAGGGTGTTCCAAGTCACCATGTCGGAGCTGTACTCGACGACGAGGTTCCAAGTGGCGCTGCCGCCACCGGCGACGTAGGGCAGGAGACCCACGGAGCCGACGTACACCGGGTTGTTGACGCCGAAATCGGTCGAAATATGCCCGTTCGCGGTGGTCTGCTGGCACCACGTGTCGATATCTCCGTCGAACGCGAGTGCTACGTCGCCACCCGCCGAGCTGGTGTTGGTACCGGTGGGGCGGTTAATAGTGCGGTAAAGCACGTTGAGGGCATCGACCGACCCAAGCGGGAGGTTGTAAACGTATTTGTCGGGGTTCAGACCTATTGCGGTCTTCTTGATCGCGAAATACTGGATGCCCTTGTTGATCAGCGAGGACAGGAGGTAGAACAGCTGGCGCTTGGCCGAGTCCACCTGCTCCACTGTGAGTTCTTCGGCGAGTTTCCCGCATGCACGAGCAGCATCATCGATCAGCTCTTGGACCGTTATGGTGGTTTGTCCGACTGTTCCAGATGTGCTCATTGGGGTCCTTTACCAGCCCGGGCAATTCCAGCGCTTGAGAGATGCGGCTTTACGGGTTGGACGGCCTTTTTCGTCTTTCAAAGGCCCGGGGTTGCCCGCCATCCGAGCGCAGAATGAATCCTTTCGAGGCCCTCCTTGGGGCTGCGGGGCTTTCAGATTGCTTCCGGTCTCCCGATTATACTTTTCCCGACCCTTCTTTGTCAATCCAGCGCCCTTTTCGGCGGGTAGCTTCTCGCCTCGACCCACCGAAAGACTTACGGAGCCACCCTTTGCCCTGCGTTCGGGCAGTTTCGGGTAGCTCTCGTTGCTCGACGTGTACTCCGCTGCCGCCTTCCGGGACATTCCGACCCGCTTGGCGACCTTTGGATCGTTCTCGACCGCCTTCATGAGGCGAAATTGGGCTCTGGAGACTGCTGGCATGATCAGCCGCAGAATACCGTGATTCTTGCGTTCGCGGGCAAAGTGATGTGGATATTCGTGGTGAAACGAATACCATTACCGGGCAACAGCGTGGACAGTGCGTTCGTGGGCGCTGTAGCAATGTTAAACCTCAGTCGTTCGGTACCGGAAGCACCACCGTCGCGGAAAACGATGTCTCCTGCTGTACCACCGGGCAAGATTTGGTAACCGCCAAGATTGGTTGGCCCGTTGTAAATAACGCCGGTTGACTCCAGGTGCGCGGCAAATACGTTCGTCAATGTAGACATTTAAAATTCTCCGATAAAGGACGGGGGCCGAAGCCCCCGCTCTAGGTCAGCAGACCCGACCACCCTTTTTGAACGTTCCCGAAAGTTCGGAAATCGCCACAGGTTTGCTCGGAGCTTTCTTGGGCATCGCTACGGCATGGCCCGAGTCATTTACGACTCGACCCCCCGTAGCAAAAGCTTTTTTTGCTGCACCGCCCTTCTTGTAGCCGCCAGCATTGCCCATCTTGACGTCACCAGTAGGCGCAGAATTGTGGTCAGGCTTGGCCTCCACCACTTTCGTCGTCTTGTTGGTCATCGTCTTGATGATGCCACCCGCCTTGTAGCCACCCCGGCCATTCACCACGCCACCCGTCATGTAGCCACCGGGCTTCGTGGACTTGGCGATACCGCCAGTCTTCAGACCCTTGTGAGCCTTAGAGGCGGGCATATCGGCGTGCTTCTCCAGCGCTGCGGAAACGTCGCCGCCCTTCTTCATCACTGGACGAGCCATTGGTGCAGGAGGAGCTGCGGGACGAGCAGGACCGGTAGCCATAGAACGAGCGGGCAGAGATGCCGCACGCATAGGACGCTTCGCGGCCATAGCACGAGCAGCAGCAGGATTGCCCAAGGCGGTAGTTGGCGCGGGAGTACGGGACAAAGCGTCCATCACTCCCCCGTTCATCTTTTTTACGGGCTTGAACCCGTCCTTGGCTCCTGCGCTGTGCAGCTTGGAGTGCGTAGCGCTACCGCCCTTCTTGAGCTTGAGCTCAACGGACGGCTCAGTGGTCATCATTTTGACCATTGGTTTGAATTGGCCCATGGTATTGTGCCTCCTCAAAGCTTCTGAGCGTAGACCACAGTGATGCGGAATACACCTTGCGTGGTAGAAATAGTGCCGTTCGGGTCAACAGTAGTCACCACCGAAGTGTTGGTGCCAATGTCGGCCATCGCGAGGCACTGTGCTGTAGTGAACGACAACGCGATACGACCGCCAGCGATCGCATTGGTAGCCGACAGGTACTGAGTACCAGCAGCGGCTGTACCAATCGTGATCGGGCAGGTAGTAGCGGTGCCGCCACCGACCACGGGAGTCACCATCGTATCGACAAAAATGTCGATGATCTGCGAACCAGCGGGCAGGACTTCGGTAGCGCTAACCGCGTTACCGTCGGCAGTGGTAGTCACCGTGATGGTTTGAGCCAAAACGACGAAACCGCCATCGACGTTATCGGTCAGCGCGGTGGAACCCGAACGAAGTGCAGTACCAAAATAGGTTTGTGACATTTTTATCTCCTAAAGTAATGAGGGCCGAAGCCCCCATTTAGGTTTAGACGCCGGGGGTACCGTACATCGCACGAGGATCGGTGAAGCCGATGTCGTAACGCTCTGTCGCCTTGTAGCGCATAGAGTCAGTCTCGAAATCGCCTTCCATCGTCTTCTCCAGAGCGCGACGCATCATCAGCTTCATGCCTTCTGGAGCATCGGTCTGGACCCACCACGCGTTGGGGTTAGTCAGACGGGACAGAACAGCGGCACCTTCGTCCAGCAAGCCGATAGACTTGACGGGGTTGATGTCGTTGTTGGCTGTACCGGCACGCAGCACGGACTTCAGGAGCACTTCGGCTTGGAACACGTTGCCCGGGGCGACCACCAGCTGGCGGGGCACCAAACGGATACGCTTGCCGTTGTTGTCCACCGCTTGACGGATCTGGATCAACATCTGCTCCAGCGAGGTCTGCGACAGGTTAGCCGCAGTGCCCAGCAAGTTGGAGAAGGTGCCGTTCACGATCGGGTGAGAAGCGGAGTTCAACTGCACGCCGTCGCCACCGGGGAAGGAGGCGTTGAAAGCGCGGTTCAACACGTTGGCGGCGAGTGTTTCCTTGGTCTCGATCAGGGACTGAGCAAGGTGCTTGGCGTACACTTGGCCGATACGGATGTGGTCGCCGTCTTCCACGAGCACTTTTGTCAAGGCGAAGGCGAGGCCATACACCGAGTAGACGTAGCGCTTGAGGAACAACACACCACCTTGCTGGTACGACACTGGAGTGCCGTCCGGCAGCTGGGGGGCTGCACCGAAACCGTACAGGACGGGTTCTTCGTGGTAGTTACGTGGGATGCCCTGCTCTTCACGGAAGACACGGGACCACTCGTCTTTACGCTGATCATACACGCCATCGAAGCACTCATTCAGAATGGGTTCGACGATGGAACGGAAGTCAGTACTGCGCATTGGGGCTGCCATGGTTTATGCCCTCCTTAGATGCCAGTGCCAGCAACACCAGCGAACTGGTATTCGGCGATCTGTGTTTGAACGATCACGAAATTATCGCCCCATGCGTTGTCGGCATAAGGAGCAAGATTAATTACGCGCATTTGAGCCACTTGGCCAGCGGCCACCGGGGTGGCGCTCAGTGTGCACTGAGACAGACCAGTCGTGGTAGAACCAGCGGCGGTGTTGGACAGATCGCACTCGGCACCAACGATGCTTTGCGAGACTGTACCGTCAGTCTGGATTTCGTACACGATGTTGGGATCGCTGTAGTAGTACGCGACCACAGAGCCAGTCTGGAAGGACTCGCTACCGGGCCAGTAGTTAGAAACGCGACGACGACCTGTGCTGTCAGTCCACTCAACGCCAGCGAAGGCACCGAGGAACGCGTCACCGGCGACGGCAACGTTCAGGAAACCGGTCGTATCCATCTTGACGGGCTGACCCTTCAGGATGGTTGTAGCGTAACCGAGGTTTGTGTTTCCGCTAGTGGAAACGATTGGGATGCCGTTAGCCAGCGCAGTGGCGCGGTCCAGACCAGAGGGGTGGAACGCGGGGCGCAGACCGAACGGAGCAGAGGTTGCAGGCATGTGCTTACTCCAAAGTAGTTCGATTTTCCGTCACTGGAATACAGGGACGGGCATGGGTTTGTCCAAGTCCGCGATGCCTTCACCTTCAACCATACCGAGCGGCCTGCCACGGGAATCGCGACCAATAGCAGACTCAGCCTGAACACGGATTTTATCCGCCTCATCCTGGGGTGCGTAGTGGTGCATTTCTGCCATGATGTCCTGATAGATTTCCTCAGGGATCTTGTACAGCAGCATCTCGTTGCATGCGATAAATCCAGTATGCTCACCGGCTTTAACTTTGTAGTTCTCAAAGCCCGGAACTTCTTCGATCTGCACGGGCTGATAGCCCATACGGATACGCTTGTGGATTGGATCATAGCCGTTGGTTGTCGAAAGCCAGACAACGTGGAAACCGGGGATTCCCGGTGGTGTGGGAAGGGACTCTTGCACCCACTCCGATCTGAACATCCTACGACGTTCTTGCGCGCTCGCCAGTTCCTCCGTAGCTGCACCGCGTTTGCTGTCCTGTGTTGCACGGGACTCGCGGCCACCTGCGGAAAGGTCTTTTTTCAGTCGATCGTCTCTCATAACTCTTTACCCCTTATTACTTGGTTTGCATGCGGTCATATTCCGCATATTTACGGATCATCTTGTTGCGTTCGGCGATGTTATCCCACCGCCCCGCCTCTTTGATTGCGCGTACACGCTCGGGCGACAACCGGAACTCGCCGGGGCGAGCTGCCGGGGTTGATTCGCGTCCTGATCCTGTTACCACGCTTCGGGGTCTCCGTTCTGACGATCGACCAGATGTTTCGCCATTGCCGCTATTATAACGGTGAGGCAAGTATTTTGTCAATCTATTATCCAGCTCTTCCCAGTACTCGCCGGTTGTGGGGTCCCAGCCTTCCTTCATCAGAGCCTCGTCCACCTTGGTCGCGACTTGGGAGTCCATGTCGTCCCCGTTGGGGTCGTACCAGTCGTTCTTGGCCATCCAGTTGGACGCGTGGCGCTTGAGCACCGGGTCCGGGGCCTTGGGTACCGACTGCTTGGGCGAGCCGTTATCGACCGCCTTTTTCTTGAGCGCTTCCAGGGCCTCGACTTGACGTCGTGCCTCGTACCACGCTTCCTGCGCTTCCACCACCGCTGACCCGTCGGCCATTTCGGTCGCCTCTTTGATCTTCATCTTCGCGTATTGCAAGCGCAGATGTCCATCTTCGATCGCTTTGTCCAGTCGTGCCAGATCGGAACCGGCTGTGCGCTTTTCGAGCACGGCCAGTCGCTCGGCCATCTGCTCGTTCTGGCGCTTGAGGGACTGAATCAGGTGGTTAGATTCGCTGAGTTTCGCCTTTTGAAGCTTTTTCTTGAGCTGGCGCTCTTCGCGTCGTGCCAATCGGATCGCTTCGCGCTCCGGGTCGGCGTCCGGCGTGTTGTCGTGGTCATCGTCGTCGTGGTCGTCGGAACCCACCGAACCGCCACCGGCGTGTTCTGCGGGGTTGTCGGACGCGCCGCCGGGTACTTCCTCGGGCGGCAGATGCACGACGGCGGAACCGTCTTGCTCTTCAGCGACCTGCAGGTCCATTTTGTCTTGGGGTGTCATAGGAATGCCTTACAGAAATGCCTTAACCTTGAGGGGGTCGCCAGTAACTTTGGCGATCACTTCGTGGTCGTTAAACACGGAGAACAGCGCGGTCTCGCCAAGGTCCACGTCGCCGTAGGGTACTTCCCAACGGTCGCCGCCCCACTTGGGCATACGCACATAATCCCCCACCTCCACCCAGTTGCCTTCCGGCCACGGTTCGAGGGTGTCGCGCTTCTTAAAAGCGAGTGGACCGATCGCGATGACTTTCGCGACTTGGTTGTTCCACTTCTCGGTCTCCTTTGTCTCCTCGACAAGGACAATACCCGCACTGGTCACGGTCTTTCGGGTGCGACGCCACTGCACCAAAATACGGCCACCGACAGGTTTAGCACCGGGATCGACATCGGGAAATGCTTCCCGCAATTCGGCTTCATTCGAAGCCACCGGCTCAGTATTATGAATCATCGGATTCAGGTTCCTTCAAAAGGCCATTTAAGATTACCAGAGCTTCTTCAAGCCCTTGGTGCTGGCCAACTAGGCGTTGGTAGGCCTCAAAGTTCACGGCATTACCCGCGACCAGTGACTCGGCGATCGTCTTTTGACGCGACTCAATAGCACCAATGAGGTCGCTGACGTATCGCATTTATTTCTTCTTAGCCTGGGCCAATGCACCACCACCGCTCGACTTGCGTGCGGGTGTGCGTGCGGGCTCTTTCGCGCCCATCGAGGAACCGTCCAGCTTCGCGCCCATTGCGATGCGCTTGTGGTAGTTCACATCTTGACCCATTTGCTCTTGATTGCTTGCCATGGCTTTATACTCCTAAGGCGTTTTGTGCGCTTTGCTGCGCGGTGAGTGCAGTTTCTAGCTGCTCCTTTTGCAGAACCTGCGCGTCTTGCGTAAGCTCGGCGGATTTGATACGCTCCTCGGTCAGATTGTCCGACGCGTTGAGCGCGATGTCGATCTGCTGCTGCCGGTTCTGATGCAGCGCTTGCTGCGCCAGCTTCTTCTCGGCCAGCACTGTGTCAGCTTGGTCCTTGAGCTTGCGACGCTCGGTCTCGGCCATCGACGTCTGCAGAATCACCTGATCCGCTCCGTCCATCTGTGGCTTCGGTGCGAACGTCTGCAGAATCTTCACCATCTGCATGATTGCCGGTTGTACCTGCGTCAACGTCTCTTTCGCGTCGATCGATGTGTGCTGCGACGCCAACGCGTACAGCTTGTCGATCTCGCCCGTGACCCCCGCGATGTCGTAATCCTTCACCGGACGACCCAGCGACTCCTCGACGTAGCCGTTCATGTGGCCCATGTACCACAGCAGCAAGTGCTGCTTGATGTGCTCCAGCGCTTGCGGCAGGAACTGTTGCGCGATAATCGGGTTGGCACCAAGCAGCGGGTTGAGAGCGAAGTCCAAGTGCGCTTGCAGGTGCGCCAGCTGGTTCTGGTGCGGATACGCGAATGCTGCGCGACCGATCGCCATCGCCGCGTTCTCTTCCGCTGCGTTGATCTCCATCGGCTCGGCTGTCGCGGGCATCAGTTCGGTGACGTTCGGCACCTTCATCTGCTTGAGCGCCCGCTGCACCACGGCACGACGGTCGAAGAGGTCGGGGTACTTGTCCATCATGGCCATGACCGCTTGGGTCTGCGCCATGCGCTGAGTCTCCGAGAAGATGTGCGGGTCCGACACTGGGATCACGTCGGAATTGCGGTTGAAGTCCTCGCGCTTGATGTCGAGATTCTCCACCATGTCGCCTTTGTGCATCTCGTCGAGATACCAGCGGTCGATGCGCTGCAGGATCTTGAGCACTCGCGACTGCGAATCGTGCAAACGGGCGTGAATCGCGGCGAATACCTTCGAGCCCTGCTCGATCAGCGCCTGCGCGGTGCCGACCGGCATGTTGTTGCCCGCGTCCGCGATCTTCTCTTCGGCGGTCGTGACCACACCCTTGGCGGCGTCGGTGAGGAACCCCACGAGCTTGAACAGCGTCTCGCTCGGTGGGTTGAAGGGCATCGGCATGGCGATCTTGCGAATGTCGTCCACACCCGGAGCGCCTTCGATCTCGGTGACCTGCGTGACTTCTACGTTCTGGCTCTGCCCGGAGATTTTCGCTCCTTTGAGCTTGAGCATCGTAGCCGCGTTGTTAATGTGCGCCGTATCCAGTAGAGCACGCAAACCGCCAGTAATAGCAGCAGAAAGACCGCCAATGAGGTGCGGGAGTCCGATAGCATAAGCGCCTCGCCACGGGATAAATTTGAACTCGACCAGCCAGTCGAGCTTGGACATCGTAGCGTCGCCCTCTTCCCAGTTGCGGTACAGCCCGACGACTTCGGTGTTTTCCTCGTCGATCATCAGGATGTAGGGGGCGAGCTCGCCCTTGGAGTGCGAGTCGTCTTCGACTTCGAGCATGACGTACACGTGATAGACGCGACGCTCGCCGTCGATGTTGTCCACCCAGCTGCGGCCCTCGATCTTGTTGTTCGCCTTCTCGGGTGCGGTTGGGTCCGGCTCCATTGAGGCACGGGTGATGGAAATGTCGCGGTACAGACCCGAGCCGATGCGCGACTCGAATTCCTGCTGCGTGATATCCTGCTGCTCCGTGGCCCGCTGTGCGGTGTAGAAGTTCGCAGCGGAGAAAGGCAGAATCACATTGTCGATCGGTACGAACTCGGCGCAGGGGCGCTTCTTGCGGTCATCGTACCAGAGCTTGAGGTACTGGGAGCCGCCGAGTGGCAGCTGCGTGAGCATCTGCTCCATTTCGTCCCGGAACTCTTCGACCTGATTGGTCAGCTGCCAATTCATGAAGTCGCGCTTGCGCTCGGCACGCTTCTCCTCTTCCTCGTTCACGTCGCCCACGATGTTCGTGCGCACTGGACCGTCCGGTGGGAACAGTTCTTTAATCGCCCGTGATTCGAAGTCGATGCACGCCTCGGCCATGACCGGGTGCACCACCTTGGAGGCCCCTTGGAACGTCGCGCCACCGGGGGCGTCGTTGCCCATACCCGTGCGCTTGAGGCCCTCTTCGTACTGCTTGTCGCGCTCCTTGCGTGCTTCGCGGTCTTTCTCGATCAGATCGAGGTACTTGAGCGCCATCGACGACAGTTCGAACTCGGGCAACTCCTCCGCGAGGTTCGCGTAGAAATCCTGGTCTTCCTTCGGGCCTTTGAACTCGTCCATGCGGACGATTGCCGAACCGTCCGGCTGCTCCTGAACCTCTGCGAATTCATCATCCAGATCGAGCACGATGCCCTCGATATCCTCGGGGCCTTCGGTTATTTCCATCTGCGGTTGGGGGAATGCGGTTGCCATCGGCGATTATCCTTTTGGTGCTATATTGTACCACGGCTTAAGGCTCGAAACCATATTCGGCGATATCTTTGGCCGTTTGACGCAGTTCGTCGTATTTCGCGGGGTCGATGTGTCGCATGTACCGCAACGCACCCCGATTGGTAATGGGCGGGCCTTCGGTGCCGATCAGCTCCATCATCGCACGACCAGCGCCCACGGGCTCTTCGAACATGATCGACGTCGGGTCTTTGATAGATCCCACCGTGCGCTCGACCTTTTCTGGAGTCATTGTGCGATATGTCCCAAGAATCATCTTGGCGACGTCGCTCTCGCTCATACCCTCGCGCAGACCAGCGGCGATCATTCCGGGCATACCAAACGGGGTGGCGGTGGGTGCCACGACCTTCGCCGCCTGCTTGGCGACCTCCACCGGCTTGAGTAGATCGGCGAAAGACTGCGCGGGCAGTGCGCTCTGCAGCACCTGACCGGTCGCGGACTTGAGCACAGTGCGGCGCGACACAGGGGTCGAAGCGACCTTCTGGATGGTGTCGGTGACCTTCGCGCTACTCTTGCCCGGATCGATGGACACGGTGCGCTCCTCGACCTTCGGCGCTACCTTCTCGGCCTTGTTCAGCTCGGCTTGCATCTTGTCCAACTCGCGCTGCACGGGCACCAACTCCCGCCCCGCTGTGTCCTGGCTCGGCTTGAGGCCGAACAACGAGCGACGAGCGAGGTTCACACCCTCCTTGACACCGGCCTTGACGGAGCCACCGGCCATATAGCCCTCGGGCGGGAACTCCTGAGTCAACCGTGTCAAATCCTCGTCGTTGAGGCAGCGCGGCACTTCGCGCCCAGCCGCTTTAAGCTTGAGCGCCAAATCGCTGTCGGGGTCCGTCCTGTAGAGGCCCGTGTTGGCAAAGTCACCAACATCCGACCACTCGCCGGACTTCACGAAGTCCTGCACGAATGGCAAATACTGCTCGTTGGGACGACGGTTCTGCTTGCCTTTGATCTGGACGATTTTGTTTGCCGTCGCATCCAAAAGTTCTGGTGCTTCTGCTTTCAGAAATTCAGGCCAACTGTTGAAATATTTATTTCTGTCTGCACTATACTTTGCATACAGCTCTGGGAGATTTTGCTTGGCGTACAGCGACTCAAGATTGGGATTGTGAGGCTCGACTTCCACCGTCACATGAGGCTCGCCCTTAGCATCACGTGGCGAGAAGATACGGGAGCGGCCTTCCATCACGTCCGGGCAGTAGCCACCAACGCAGTGGCCCATCGTTTCGCCCTCGTACTTCAGAGCTTCCTCTAATGGCTTCCTTGCGCGTTCGTTGCGCAACTGCATTAGAGCCTGCTCTTCATTGGCGAAAACGTTGTAACCTGCCGGACTGACGAGGCGATTGCCTTCGGCATCAAATGCGCGAACACCATCTCTCACCTTTTCGAATCGGATACCCGACATATCCACATCAGGGGCTTTCAGCTCAATCCACCGGAAGCCCTCTGGATACTCCTTGTAAGTCGGCATGCCCTCAGTGGCTTTAATCTGCGCCTCGGCCATCTGCTTGGCCTTCTCCAAGTCGTACTCGTAGGTGCGGCGCACAGCTTGCTCGACGCTTACCTTGTTAAGCTGCTCGGGACGAATGCGGCCAGTGGCGAGATCCTCTTTGAGCACGTCGATCACGTGGTCGAACCCGAGGTCGTAGACGTCGCCGTGGTAGGCCGGTGCATCAGGGTCGAGCTTGGCGATCCACGGGTTCTCTTTCGCAATCATCGCATTCGGACCCTGCGAGTCGATCGATGCACGCTCGTAGTCACGGCTTATCGCGTAAAATCCCTCATCGCCCACGATCTCGGCCTTTTGCTTCGGCGACATGACGCGCAGCATAGTGGCGGCTTCGTCCTCGTTAAAGCCATTGGAGGCCATGCGCTCGGCCATCTTAGCGTCGATTTCGGCTACTTTGGCAGAATACGCAGCTTTAGCTTCGTCGAGCTTACCACCCGATTCCACCGCTTGCTGGATGTCGCCCGCCCGGTGGGTATAAATCGACTCGTCCGCAAGGTTCTCCCATTTCTTGGCCAACTCCGATTCGCCCATACCAGTTTCGGGAAACCCAGCGCGGCCCCGCGTACGCCGCAAGGTGCCGGTAGGGTATTCCGCAGTGCGGTTCGCCAGATCGGGCAGGTGCGTGATGCCCTCCTCGGCCAGCTTGCGCACTGGGTCAGAGGGCGTGGCCATCTGCTTTTGCAGGTAATTGCCGAGGTTACTACCGATCCATTTGTTGATCGCCTCATTCTCAGGCGTGTTTGGCGGCGGTGTGCCGATCTCGGGGAACAGGTCGGGGAGGTCGTACTGCTTGAGGCTAGATGTGCCACGCTGCACAGCACCTTTGAGCCAGTTGCCGCCCTCGGGCTTGACCACGTTGACAGCGGGTTGACCAGCGGCCCGTGCGAAGTCCACACCAGCACGCTTGATAGCACCGGGGACGGAGGTGATCGCACGGGCAGCGGAGCCGGGTCCAGTGTAGGCCCCGCCACCCAGTATGCCGAGGCCAGAAGCGAAGCGCCCGGTAGGAGAGTCGGAGCCAAAGGGGATGCGCTTGAGGACATCCTCGCTGGTCGGCAGCACAGTCCTCTCGTCCAAGCCGGGGAGCATGCGGATCAGGGACTCGATGTCACCCGGCATCCCAAGAGTACCCGCGACGAAGCCACGGGCAAGATCGACTGGGATGTTCTTGGCGGCTTCTCGGTCTTGCTTGTCCTCGCTGCGCTTACCGGCTTTGGGATAGATACCGAAGGCAGCGCCTCCGGGTTCGCCCTTCTTGGCTCGCCCGCCTTTGTCGAACATGGCCACCGAGCCGCCCTTGGCGTAGCGTTTCGCGTGCTCGCCCACCATGCCGCCGATGGAGTACAGCGGGGTGCGATCCACAACGTCCGATTCTTTCATCTTCCGTGCGCAGGTGAACAGCGGTTCCTGCTTGCCAGTGCCCGGAGTCGAGTGCCCGTAGGCACGACCAGCAAACGGGTCGGCCAGCACCATCTCGGCGTGCGGCTCCAGTCCCGTCTGCCCTGCACGCTTTTGCGCGTAGTAATCGGCCACACGCTTTTGCGGCGTGACGAACAAGTCTGGCGCTGCACCACCCTCACCCGCGAAGCCTCGATAAAAGCCCTGCAGCATGCGCTGCTCGGGTGCACGCTCCAGCGCTTGGCGGCGCATTTCGGCCTCGATCTGCTCGGGCGTGACCGGTGCACGGGGCTGAATGTCGCGTGTGTGCTTCGAGGCGTCCGCTGCATCTGCGGCCTTGTTCAGCGCAGAACGGGCTGCGAATTCCTCGCGCAGCGCGGCCAGCGCACCACGGGCGATTTGGGCTTTAGACGGCATAAGGGTTCACCTTCTTTTCGCGATACTCCTCGTCCACGTACTCGGTATCGGGGGCGATGGGGTCAATATTGAGGAAGCCCATATCGCGCAGCAGTCGCAGCGCTTGGGACATGGTGTCGGTCAGGTCGTCGTGCTCGGCCTCGGGGAAGGAGCACACCTGCGAGACGAGCGGATCTGCCCAGTCGCGGGGCTGACCCTTGTGGACCATCGACTCGGGGATATAGACGCGCCCGTGGGCAATGATGTTGGCCACGAGGTGCAAGCGCTGGGTCTTGTCGGCGCGTCCCGGGTTGTAGGCCCGCACCGGGATCTGTGCCCGCTGCAGGTCCTGGATGATCGAAATGCCCGAGGCCTTGTCCTCCACGAGCACGAGGTCCACCTTTTTGCCGGGTTCGCCGTAGATCGATTTGTACTCTTCCACAATCTTGGGGCGCAGGTCCGGATACGCGAGGCGGTCCTCCCAGCAGTCGATCAGCATGACACTCATCGGCGCGTCGTCCGATGGCCGGAACACGCCCCACACCGAGCACGCGGTGGGGTCGTTCGAGGTCTTGTCCGTGTACGCACAATCGTACGACTGCAGGATATAGATGAACTGCGGGAATGGCCGCTCGGCGTCCCACAGGCGAAACCACGAGCGTTTCACAATGCCGTAGTCTTCCGGATCGATAATCTCGGCGTACAGTTCCTGCCGCCCGATCCGCGTGCCCTCGTACTGCGACACGATCTCGTCGCGAAACGTCGGCGCGAGGTTGTTAAAGTTCTCGTGCGTCGTGCCCGTAGTCACGAACGTGCGCTCGTCCGAGTACAGGCGTTTGACCAGTGGCACCGGCTTGGGCGTGGTCGTGACGCACACCCGGGGGCGCTGCCCGAGGCGCAGGCCGAACATTAGGTTCGACCACATGTCCTCGGCGTTGCGGAACTTGGCCAGCTCGTCCACCCACGCGAGGTCATGCTGGGGGCCACGGAGCGTCTCCGGGTCATTGTCCGAGTATATGGTGGCTATCGCCCCGTTGGGCCACTCCAAGCGCCTCTTGGACGGCACAAATGTGGGACGCATGGAGGGGTGCGAGATGGCCAGGATGCCCGACTCGCCCTCGATCATCACATCCCGGGCGTCGCCCGCGTCTTCGGCGATCAGTGCGATGCGGCCCGCGAGCTTGTTCTCGACGTGGTAGCGCACGAACTCGGCACCACAGCGGGTCTTTCCCCACCCACGACCGGCGAGAATGAGCCACGTGGTCCAAAAGGGCTGATCCACCGGGGGCAGCTGGTTCGGGCGTGCCCACGTGGGCCAGTCGTAAAACAGTTCGAGCGCCTCCCGGTCCGATAACTCTGCGACGAAATCGTGCAGGTTATGCGGGTCGAGTGGTTCACTCTTCGGCTTTCGCCTTCTGCTGGAGCCGCTGGGCAAGGCGATCACGGAGTCCCTCGATATTGATGTTGGAGTCAAGCTGGCCCGAGACAGCGACGTTCACGTCTTTCGCCCGGAATTTCGCGTCGTACCCCATGAGGGTGAATTGCAGGAGGCCATCGGAGAACTTCTTCACGGTGTCGGTCCGCACGCCTTGATAGAACACCGGCTCGTCGTGCCCCACCACGGCTCGGCGGTAGGCCTCGGCACGCATGGTATCGACCATTTCCTCTTGGATCGAGGTCATGATATTGTCGAACAGCTTGTGTTCCGCACGCCAGTTCATGAGCGTCGCCCGATGCACACCGGCACTGGTGTAGGCGTGACGCAGCGAGAAGGGCGCAGTGTCTGGACCGTCGCGGAATTCGGCGATGATCTGCAGCATCTTGAACGCCTTTGTCTCCTCGTGCTTTTTGAGCGCCCCGTTGGCCTTTGCCGTCGGATCGTTGCACACCAACGAATGTGGCAGGAGGCACGAATCACTCGGCGGGAACCGCACCCGGTCACGCACGATAGAGTCCAGCAGCGTTTGCGCGGAGATCCCGGCGCGTCGCTCGAAGTGCTCCAGCGTTTCGGCACCAATCTGGTCGAATGTGGTAAGGTCGTCGTTGAAAGCCATGGCGCGAATTATACCCCACCGGTTTGTGCAACGCAAGATATAGCGCGAAGTCATAACGCGGCGCTCCGTTATAACGCGGGGTCATAACAATCGTGCGCGTACACGAGAGGCCTCTGAAGAGACCCGAGTGGAGAAGGAAGGTGCTGGGGCGTCTGAAGACCCTTGCTGGTGCCTTCTCGCTCAATTGAGTACTTCCGTATTCATTCGTGTTACATCGTTCCACTCTGATGGAACGGCTGATGTAACACACCAACTGGCTCCGAGGCCCCGTCCCGCTTCGGTTCTGGAGTAGTATATATATTGTGTTCCATTGTTACATCTCAATGCCCCCCAATATTGTGATTTCGTTGACAGGGCCTCATGGGTGTGCGCATGTGTAACGATGTAACAGCGGGCCTTGTTTCGAATGGGAGAGTTGTTACATTGCCCGTTCCATCTTGGTGTAACGGTGGAACACGGAGTTAGTGGCGACTAACTGGTCCCAAGGGTCCGATGACCCTGGCCGCGCTGCGTTGCACAGGCGGTGGCACCGGGTCGCCCTCCCCCAGTAGCTTGAGTCCCGAATCCCACGGGCCACTCGATATTTAACGTCTGCCGAGTAAGACTAGTAGTGGCACGATCGCCACCACGGATTGTATTACACCACGCATTCGGCCAGCGCGTCAAGCACTTGGATGGCGGTCGCATTTCGCCGGTCCAGCACCTGCCCGAACGTCGCCCAGTCTTTCGCGGTCCACGCACCCTCGTGCTGCGCCAGTTCGGCGGCGTCGAACACGTAGACCTTTTGCTCGCTCTCGACGGCTACGACCGCCCAGCAAGTCCCACCGTGTTGCCGGTGCCGCAGTGCCCAGTAGCGCTGGCCGGCGGTCCAGTGTGGAAGCTTCACGGTAGTGGCGGCCCGTGCCGGGAACGCGTCCAGCACCTTCAGCTCGATCCACCCCCGCAGCTGGGCGAACCCGCCAGCGTCGCCGTACTTGGCCGCGACGTACAGATCCGGCGTGTCTTTCTTGACTCGGTTCTCCACGCGTTCGAGGAAGGCGACGTGCCCGATTTTGCGCTGCATCCAGTCGTAGAGCTTTTGCTCGGGTAGTCTCACGCTTCCCTCGCTTTCAGCATGGCATCGGCCTGCATATGTGCGACCTTTGCAACCTCTTCCTCTTGCAGATACGCTGCGTTTGGGCGTGAAAGCTGCCCCTGCATCGCCTTGGCTGCAAAGTAGTCGCGCAGGGTCATGCCTTCACACGGCAAGTACAAGTCTTGCTCTGCGTCCCAACGCGATCCGGGGAACGCTGGCCCACCCGTGTTTGTACTGTTCACGTGTTTTTCTCCTTGAGGACGTTGTTGGCGTACACCATCCCATTGATAAAATATGGGTGGTCGTACATCGGACTATCGCCGTCGGGCATGTCGCTCGGCTCCAGCTCCTTCCATTTGCGCTGTGCCATCGCGTTCATTGCTTTGTCCACACTTGACTGCACCTGCATTTGTCGCCCATCGATCACGCCGCGCTCGTACTCGCTCAGGTGTGCACGCATATGCATCGCGTGCTCGCTCAGGGCGGCGCTTACAGCCTTTCGGCGCATGTCGGCTTCGCGCTCGATGCGGTTGAACTCGTCGTCTTCGTTGTTCATGTCTTTTGCTCCTTCAGGAATGTGAATATCAGCCCTTTGCACCGCGTGCATTGGTACATGTAGTGGTTCGGTGTGCGCCACCTTGCGCCGAAGCTGCTCGGCTCCCAGCGATGTTTACAGGTCGTCGTCATCGTCCTCCTCCATGTGTTCTTGCAGTAGTTGCAGCTTGGCGAGGTCGAGGCATCCGAGCGCTGTGGGCAGCACCATCGCTTCATCGTACCTGTGCACCACCTCCAGCAGCTCGTCCACGAGCTTTTGCGCCAGCGATCCTTGGTAGTCGTAGGTCATGTGTTTTCCCCTGGCTTCGGTGCGGCGACGAGCATGGCGTGCCACACGTTAATCGTCGTGCCGTCTGTGTCAGCACTCGTGAAGTCAACGCGGTCAACTGCGCGAACCATTGCCTCGGTCGGGTCCTCCGGCACCAGCTTCCACCCTTCACGCACGAGTGCTGCGAGCGCGTGCTCCGCGATCGCCTTGTACTGGCCGCACCAATAGCGCGTCTCGGCTACAGTGTTGTGGCGTTCGCCGCGCTGTGCTTCTTTTAGCACCCGTTTTAGTACCTCGACGTTCATCCCAGTGCCTTTCGCTCTTTTAAGTATCTTCGTACCAGCGGCACCATCCGGGCTTGAACGGTGAAGTGCTCGTGGGCGTTCGATTTTTTGTATATTGGTACCCAGTCCCCGGTGCGTTGGCTGTGCACCTGCAGCACTTGGTAGGCGGCGGTCGTTGGCCGGTGCGCGATCCCCAGCTCGTCGAGCCATACCTTGAAGTCTTCGAGCCGGTTGAAGTGCAGTAGTGCGCGGTCGGGGTACGTCATCCCAGTGCCTTTCGCTTCCAGAGCTTGAACAGGGTGTAGGGGAGGAACCAGAGGGGCAGCGTCACGAAGACCAAACCCGCGATGGCCATAAGCCACGCGATCTCGGCAAGCCCGGTGACTGCTTCAGTAAAAGTGCCCATCATCCCAGTGCCTTTCGCAGCGCGTTCAGCAGTCGCATTGTGGCCACTCCGGCGTTCGGGGCGTCGAGAATCGTGGGGTCCAGGCCGTACCTTTTGCACAGTGCGATCTTCTCGACCCCGCCATTGCACTCGGCCACGAGCTGCTGTGCCTTATCCGGTTCCCGGGGTATCCGGGCGGGCTTCCGTGGGGTCTCCGTTGCGCTCGTGGGGGCAGGTGGGGGCGTCAGTACCGGCTCGCGCCGCAGGTGCATCGGAACGCGTCCGGTCACGTACCCCGCCTCGATCACCACGCCCGATTCGGTCGTGAATTTAGTGCCGTTCATCTTGGCGTATTCGCCTTTCGCCCACCACGGCACGTAATCCGGGTCCCCCGGGGGCCTGGGGCAGTGCTCGGACAGTGGCCCGAAGTCGTACTCGATCTTTTTCGTTACCATGGTGCCTCCGGCCATTTGGCCCGTTGCTGTTTGTCGTATTCGCCGCGTTGGCGCGGCGTCCAAGGGACTGGCCCACCGGGGGGCGGGAAGGGCCAGCGGGGGTCAGGCGGCGGGAGGGGTGTCGCCATAGCCGCCCCGCAGGTACTGCGTGATGAAGCTCTCCAACAACCCGAACGCGTCCCAGTCGGTCACGCCCTCGGGCAGGGGGTCGAACACTGCGTCGATGTTCGCGCCCTCGATGGTGGCCTCGAACCCGATCTGCTGGCCCGCGATCAGAAGGCGACCCCGCAGGGTGCCCGCCTCGATTCGTACTCTCCGTGCTGTCGTCATTTTGCTGCCTCAATATGGTAGAAACCACGCCCATTTGCGGATGTTGTCTTCACCCGGCAAGTATTGGAGGTTCCACGGGACATTAAGGCCGCATACAACGTGCTCTTTCGTGACTGGGTGGATTCCGCGTATCGGTACGATGTGATCCACGTGGTAACCTTCGGGGCGATTTGAATAAATCTGCTTAAATTGCTCAAAGTATTCCGGGTATTTGCCGCCTTGTTTGCGACGGGCAAACGAGTAGGCCCTTCGCCACTCTTTGTTTTCAGCGTGCCAACGACTGTTGCGCGATTTTTTACCCTCGTACAACGACCCGCCTTTGCTCTCGGCTGCGCGCTGATATTCCCGCATCCTTTCGCGCTGCTCGGGCGATTTGCGGTACGCGTTGCTTCTTTCGTGCGTGCACGCGACGCATTTATAGCTAGATTCATACCTTGTTCCTTCCAATTCCGGGTGCTTATCGCACAGTTTGCCAAAATATCGACCCATATGGTACCTCCGCAATGCGTAGCATACCATATACAGGCTTTTCCGTCAAGCGACAGATTCTTTTTGGATTTTGCGAATCATGTTACCAATTGACATCCGTTGCATCCCCACATTCAGGTGCTCGAAGCGACTCTTCAAATCTCGCACAGAATGGCCAGTGATTTTCGAACCTTCGCCATACACTTGATCGATAGTCATGCCGCGCAGCTGCACAGCGATCGCGTCGCCCTTGTCGATCGAGCGGCGCACTTGGCCATTGACCACCGCCTTGTATTTCTCGTACTGCGGCAGGTATCCGGCGTACACCACGCCGTTTTTGCGCTCGGAAGGGTCCTTAGGCTCTTTCTCGGCTTTCGCGGCCTTGGCGGCTTTTGCTGCAGCTTTTGCATCGTGCGCGCGCATCGCTTCGGCCTTTTGCATTACCAGCTCGGCGGTCATGCCGGACAGGGCGGCGTGGGCTGAGAGTGCACCGTTGCGCACCTTGAATTCGCGGGTGTCGGCGTCCATGGTCTGCACTGTGGTCCAACCGCCGTTGACGGCTACGATCTCGACGCGCTCGCCGGTGGCGGTAACGACTGCGGTGGTGATTGCTGCTGTGTTCATGATCTCTTGTCCTCTATTCGGTATTTCGGTTGCTGGAAAAGCCCAGTAATTGTATTGTAGCACGGGTGGGATAATTTGTCAATCCCCCTGCACTCACTCCCCTGTCGCCTCTGCGACACCCGAGGGGTCCCGCACCATTGCAAGGTAGTCCTCGACCTGCTCGGTCCACGCGTGGTCGGGCCACCAAATCTTGTACTGCTCGTCCTGCGGGAAATACTGCACGAAGCACGCGGCCTTGGGTAGTCCCTCCATGTCGGAGCCTTTCGCCACGATGCATCCGACGAATCCCTCGACCCAGATGGCTTCGAGTCCCCGGTTCTCAATGGCGTCCACGAGGTCGAGTGTTTTGTGGTTGATGGTCTGCATGGTGTTCACTCCTCAACAATGTTCAAGATGCCGCGAGCCATTGCGGCGCTGTGGGCAGCGTTTTGCTGCATGCGTACAGCGATAAATGCGTACTCCGGGCTTTTGCGGCACTCACTGGCTTGCAGGTACACGAAGGCCGCGTCCTCTTGGAACCAGATCGCTTTGTCGATGTCGAATTGTGTCATTTCGCTGTCCTCTATTCAGTCTATTGCACTGGGAAAATCCAGTAACTGTATTATAGCACGGGTGCTACAGGCTTGCAAGTATTTGCCGCAATTCACCCTGCCCACCGTTGCAGTAATGCAACACCCCGGCCTTTCGCCACCGCTCCTGAATGCTGTGGTTGATGAATTTGGTCATTAGCACCACGTTGGCCATCGGGTGCACGTTGCGCTTGCTCGCGTCGTCCGAGTCGTACCACTGGATATCGAGCCGGTGTCCGAATTCGCGTCTGAGCACCTCCCCGGTCTGCGGCAGCAGTCCCAGGATTAGGACGCCGGGGCGGCACTGTCGCGGCTGCGACACGGGTAGAGGGTTGTGCCGGGGTCTGTGCTGCGTTTCGCTGGTCGTCGTGGTCCGAGTCTCGACCTCCACCCGCATTCTGTCGGCTATCCGCTCCGCTACCTTGTCGGCGAGGACATCCAGCAGCTGCTCGAATATGGTGGCGAGCCGCTCCGTGGGGGTCTCCTTGCGCTCTGGCGCGGGGGTAGGGGCCAGAATAGGGGCCGAGGCCTCTGCGGGCTTCTCGGGCCGCTTCTTGCGGGCATTTGCCCGGGCGATCTCTATTCGGTCTTTGTAGTTGAACACCCGCCGGTCGGTCACCACGATCCGGCGACCGGAACCCAGCACCGACTGCGCCTCGCGCAGCGCGTCTTTGCGCAGCATGTTCGGGCTGTCGCGAAAGAGTTCCTCCATCCGGGCGAAAATCGCCTTCTTCTCGATATCGGTCCACACGGTTCGTGTCATAACTCGGTTTCCTCTATTAGTCTAAAAAGTGCCGAGAGCCTTTCGACCCCCGGCAAAGCTTCATGGCCACTGCCGTCTCCAGCAGTGCCCCCATTCTATCACGCGTCCCAGTCCTCGGGAATGTCGAAGTCTTCCTCGTCGGCGCTCGGCCTTTCGAATCCGGAGCCCCGGCACCACGAGCAACTCGCGCCGTCGTATTGACCCTCGCCCGTCCCGTTGCACCCGGAGCAGTACGCGGCCTCCTCGCTTTCGATCTCTTCAACGTTTGTCATTGCGCAGCTTCCATTCAATCACTCGTTCCACCACCTCGCACGCGTGCAGCAGCTCGCGCCGGGTAGCGGCCTTTTGCATCGCATCGCACCGCACCAGCGCTTGCCCGATCGCTCGGAACTGCTCGCCCGTGCACCCGACCTTGTTGGTCTCGTACCACCGGTCGATTACCGCCCGAATCGCGCTCAGGCCCGCTTCCATGTCGGCCCGGGTCTCCGGGTTCTCGAACGTCTCCCCGGCGAGCACGTACCCGCAGTTAATGCGGAAATTGACCGCACTTAGCGAGTACCAATTGCCCTCGCCGCGCATCATCGCGTTGAGCTCCACGTGCGGGATGGTCTGCAGATCCAGTTCGGCTTGCGCCGAGAATCGGATGTTGACCGGCAACTGGGGACCTTCCGTGTGGCGCGGACGGTACTTCTTGCGTGGCTTCTTACTTTGTGGCATCGGAGCGTCTGAGTGCTATCGTGTCCCAGTACACCCACCTCGGGCCGAGGAACTGGACGGACCGGACCCACTGGTGCCGATTGTGGCGGCGGGTATGGTGTGGAACGCCATCGACGTCGAACAGGCGTTTCGCGTTGCGGATTAATTCACGTGTGGTCTTCATCTATTGACTCCTCAGTTAGAATTCGGGTTTACGCGTTGTGCGGTACGATCTCGGTCGCGTCGATGTTCATCGAGGTGGAGGCCTTCATGTTCGCGGCGCACCACTCCTCGCCAAGAGCTGCACGGGCGGCGGCAGTGTCGAGACGCTCCGAGGTGATGTGGCGGGTCTTGAGTACGTAGTGGTCGCCCCGGTAAATCGTATCGGCCCCGGCGCAGTCCTTGCGCAGCGCCTCGACAAGCTCTTTCTCGCGCTTGGCCAACGATTTGATCTGGTCACGCAGCGCGGCCAGCTCGTCGATCACTGCAGCGGTGATTACGATTGCGGGGGTAGTAACTTTTGCCATTTTGGGTCCTCTATTTGACTATACACTGGGAATGTCCAGCAATTGTATTATAACACGGGTGGGATAAGGGGCGCAATACCCCTACTGTTTGATACGGATCGCCACAATATGCGCGTACCCCGCGATATCGGCCCAGGAATCGACCACGTTGGGGTCGCCGTTCAGAATGCGCGATATCTTGTGCTGGATCATGTCGAGCGACTCGCGCTGATGGGGCAACAGGTTCTGCCACCCGGGTATCAGTCGCATGTAGTCCTTCAAGTCCTGCGCGATATGGGCTTGGTCCGTGAAATCCCCATACTGCTCACCCCGCTCGGCGGTAATTGCTTCGATGTCTGCCATTTGCTTCAGTCCTCCGTCCGTACTGCTCGCGCATCTTCACGTTCGAACAATTCCAACTGGGCGCGAGTCACGACCTCCACCGGTGCCCCGGTCGTCGCTTCCGGGTGTTCGCGTGTCGTGAACCGCGTCTTGCACACTATGCACCCGCGGCGGCGCTTTACACGCCCGTCCTCGTTCTGGTATGTGGTCAACACCCGTGTGTCTTCCCCGCATTCGATGCATCTCATTGCATTTGTCCTTTCACTTCTTGCGCTGCGAATTGCAGCGATTGCGCCAGTTCCGCGTAGTCGCGGGGGTGCACATGCACGAACTCAATCCCAGCGGTCGGCGAGTTCTGCACGAGGATGACGCCCGTTCCGTACATGAGAGCATCAACCACGGCTTTCTCGGTGACCTGCGCCAGATCGGTCGGGTTCACAGCCAGCCCCCGTGGATATTGATCTCGGCGCACACTTCGCGCACCCCGGCACGCACCCGCAACTCGGGCCACTGCTTCTCGATGGTGTCCACCATTGTGGCGAGAATCCGACGCATACCGTCGAGCACCTCCAGCGCGTGCTGGCCATAGCCGTTGTCCTGCAGGAAGAAAATCGCCTCGATCTGGTCCGCGAGCTTCACGATCGCTTCGATCTCGGTCCCTTCCGATTGCCGCATCGAGCCCGAGTGGTCACGGTCCACGAGGTCCTCGGCACGCTCGACGACACCGGGTCCGGCGACCTTTTCGAGTTCGCGCTTAAATGGTGTGGGGATATCGCCCGTACGCACCTCGATCAAGTCGTGCGAGAGCGCGTTCTGCAGCAGCTGGAGCCGGAGACGGTCGTGCAGCAAGCCCTTGTAGCCCATCGAGGCGGCGAGCGAGCCCGCAATGACCGCAACCGCAAAGGAGTGTTCGGCCAGTGTCTGCTGGCGGTGCGTTTGTACGATGTGCCAGCGTTTCACATGGCAAGCGCGGAGTTGTTCGTAGGTGGTGAGGCTCATGAGGTAATCGCTTGAAGGCGACGAATGCGGTCGGCCACTGCGTCGCCGGTCATTTCGTCGAAGATTTGAAATTCGAATTGGCGGGCTGCGGTTTCGAGTGCGTCGTTCCACACTCGACGGATGGCATTCCGATTCTCGGGGTCATCGTGCCCCTCGTATTGCGCGAACGCGGTATTGTACCACGCATCGAAGGGTTTATTCCGATCCGACATGGCGCATAATCCTCGTGTTCGAGTCCACCGTCCACGAACGGGTCTCGTTAATGTCCATTTTCTCCTCCACCGCTTTATGCACATCGATGCCGTTCTTGTGCGCGACGTCCAGCAGCAGGATCATGATGTCGCCCATTTCGAGAGCCGCCTTTGGATTACGCGCATATTCGCCGACTTCTTCATAGAGCTTGAGTAGAATATCGGCTGTAGTCCTATTAGGGAAGTTCGCGTCCGCCCATTTCGTGATGCGGTCCTGTAATTGGCATATATCTGCACCGCCTCTCTTTTTGTAGGCGTTGACTGCTCGCACTGTAAGATCCGCATTCCGGTCGCAATTGGCGAGAACACCCTTGAGGTGGTGACGAACTTCGAAAGACGCGACGGCAGCGCCGGTCGCATCGACAACGACCGCCCCATTTGTCGGGGAGACCGCCCACGGTGTTGCGTTCTCATGGTCAGTATGTACGGTTGATTCAACTTGCAGCATTGCGGCACTCCTTCCAGTATTGTACGATTTTTTGCATGCGTTCGGCACGATCGCCGTTTATCTGGCGCACGTCGTGGTATCCCGGCCCCACCCCGATCCAGCGCACTTGCGTGTCTTTGCGTTCGATCGCTTGCACGATGTCGATCAGCTCCACCTCGTTGCGCACGTAGTTCACGAAATTGAGGAACACCTCGAACACGCCGTTGTGCCGAATCGCCTCCTCGATCTGTCGGCCCGAGAACGTGAAAATCCGGCGCGGCAGCTTCGTCACCGTGGTGAGTTCGGTCTTTTGCCCGATGTCCTCGAATGCGATCTCCACCTGATCATTGTAGCACGGGCCGGAGTATCCGACCTGCGTCCCAGTTTCGTCGAATCGGTTAGCCACACGGATCGGGTAGGTGCGGCAGGTGCCGAGTGCGCGGACCTTGCAGACGCGGTACTTGTCGAGCACGTCGGCGGCTTGGATGCCGGAGTCGGCCAGGATCTGCCACAGCGACACATCGCGGGAAGTCGTGTAGGGGTAGAATCCATGGTACATCGACAGCTCGTAGCCCTGCGCTCCCTCGACCAGCACGTATTCGGAATCCTTGAGCGCTTGGCGGTACTCGTCGGTAGTGACCACGTACGGACCGAGCACATCGATGAAATTCGCCGCAATGTTCTGGTCGTCCGGGTCGCGCCGGATACGCTGCACCATTGCTGCGCCCACGCCCTTTTTGGTCGAGCCGATCTTAGTCATGGGTCCCGCCTCTTCCTCGATGTGGCGGTCGGTCACAATGGCGGCGTGCGGGTGGATGAGGATGTCGATATTCTTGTGGATGATGATATCGCGGCACTGCTCGATCTCGGCCAGCAGCCGGGACGGGTTGATCAGCGAGCCCGGGCCGAGGAACACGCGACGGACTGCGGGTCCCACGATGCCGTTGGCGAGGTGTGTGTGAATGAACTTGCGCCCGTTCTTGTCGATGTACGTGTGCCCCGCATTTGGTGCCCACGCAGTCACAATCGCGTCGTACGGGCCATTCTCGGCAAGGTAGCCCACGAGGAGGCCCTTGCCGGTGCTGCCGTATTGAAGATCTACGATGACGTCTACTTTTTCCATTATTACTCCTGTTGTGTTAACCTTTAGCTTCGTACCAATCGTCCCCGATACCCCAGTCGCACGTGATCGGCACGCGCAACGCGATCGGGCATTCTACACCGTCGAATGTGGTGTAAATCCGTGCTATCTCCTCCGCGTGCTGCAGACAGTCGGTGTCGAGCGAGATATCCACCTCGTCGTGAACCGACAGCAGCAACCGCCCCCAGCCCTCGCTGCGAAGCTTGCGGTGCAACTCGATAAGCTTAATCTTCATGCAGTCGGCGCTGGTCGCTTGGTAGATCAGTCCCGACGCCTTGTGCACGAACCGCCCACCCGGGAACCGGATGTGTCTGCCCATCATCGAATGCACGTACCCGCGCTCTTTCGCGATGCCCGACGCCTTGATCTGGTTGTTGCGCATACCCGGGTTCGCCGCGTGGTACTTGTCGAACAGCGCCAGCGCCTCGGGTCCGGCCTTGAGGTAAACGTTGCCGTTCGGCCCCTCCTCCTCGGTGTACGGCAAGCCGCACTCCTGCGCCAGCCGTCCGGAGCCCATGTTAAAGGCGAGTCCGAGGTTGATCGCCTTGGAGGACGGACCCCCGGCGTACTGCGCGTTGCGGGGAATGCCGGTCATGTCGGAGACCAGCTGGTGGAAATCCAGTTGCGGGTTCTTGCGGTAGGCCTCTAGAATCGCGGGTACTTGACCGTAATGATTAGCCACTCGGAATTCGAATTGCGACCAATCAAGGCCCAGCCATTTCGCACCATAATCCGCCTTAAAAATCGGACGAACCAGCGATTTAATAGCGACGTCTCTACTCGGGATCTGCTGCAGAGCGGGATTTGTAATAGAAAGCCGCCCGGTTCCCGTTCCAGCTTCAGAGTCATTTTTGGTCTGGTTGTAGTTGCAGTGAATGATGCCGTCGTGTTGATGCCCAAGGATGTGCCCCGACAGGAAGGTGTCGCGGGTCTTGAGCATCTTGCGAAGGTCCAGGATTTGCTTTGCCGCTGGGTGCCGCATGCGGCGCAGACAGTCGGCGTTGATGGACGCCTTGCCCCCGTCGGTCTTGTCGGCCCGGGTGCCGTCAATCAGATACCATTCATTGTCCGCACCGAGCTTGGGTTGAAACAGCTGTGCGATTGAACCGGAGGGGTTCGGATTGACCTCGAAGCCCGCCATGGTATTGAGATCGCGCTGGAATTCGTCGATGCGAACGGTGAGGCTCCGGATGGCCTTCTCGGCCAGCTCCACGTCCACCCGCACTCCCTCGGTCTCCATGTCGATAATCACCGGCTGCAGATCGCGCTCCAGCTGGTGAACCCGGCGCAGGTTCTGGCGCTCCATTTCGCCGCACTGCCATTCGTACAGTGCCCGGGTGACCACCGCGTCTTGCACAGCGTACTTGGATACCACGTGCACGGGGGCTCGCGATATGTTCGGCATCTGCGCGTTCCGCGTCGCCCGCCCACCGAAGAGCTTGGCCATTTCCTCGTAGATCTCGTCGTCCTTCTTCGCACCGCAGTATTTGCGGGCCAGGAAGTCGAGCGTGTAGGTCGGCTCGTGCTCGTTGATCAGCGCAGCACGAATCATCGTGCAGTCCAGCTGCTCGGGAGGCAGTAGAACGCCGCCTTCGCGCAGAAAGTGGTAGTCGAATTTAATGTTGTGCCCGATCCACTCGCCCACGCGACCCTCGCGGATCAGGTCGTTGAACCACTCGACAATACGGGGCTCCTCGCGTACGTCCCAGTAGTACCCGCCTTCTTCCCCGGGCAACGCGATGGAAATCCCGAATACACGGTCTTCCCACCACTTGAGCCCAGTTGTCTCGGTGTCGATCACGCAGTACGGGACCGAATCAATACGGGGAACTCGCATGGCTCAGAACGGGATGTCGTCGGACTCAATACCCCCGAAGCTTGGGCGCTCCATGCGCTGCACCCCACCACCGCTGGCCGGAGCCTGTGACTCTTTGCGGTTGAGCTTGATGGAGAAGTACTTTTTGCCTTCCATCTTGCCACCGGGCTTGCCCTCGTTCACCCACGCGGAGAGCCAGTAATCTGTGCCCTCGACGTTGATCGAGCCGGAGAATTCCGGGTGCTTGTCCGTCTTGCGGTTCTCGTTGCGGGCCATCATGCCCGAATTGGTGTTGTCGTATGCCATTTTGTATCGGTCCTCTATCAGTTCGTTGATGTGTCTATTATAGCACAGGTGCCACAGGAATGGCAACTGGCCGCGTTTACAATGGGTAGGGGTTGTGGCCCTCCACAATGTCGAGTTGCCGCTTGGCGCGAGTCATACCGACGTACCAGACGCGAATCTCGTCGTCGGGCGATTTCTCGGCACTTTGCGCCACTCGGGTGGTCATGTCCGTGAGAAGAATGACGCGATCGGCCTCGTGACCTTTCGCAGCATGGATTGTAGAAAGCCGGATCGTGGGGATGGATTCCAAGTCAGCGTCTCGGTAAAAGTCCACGGCTCGCCCGGGGATGTTGAGTGCAACGTAGAAGGGTCGAGCATATACCGATTTGTAGTCGTTGGCCTCAAGGAATCCCCGAGTGGAGGCAGTGGCACAATTGAAGAGCGAATTTCGCTCTCCGTCAGTGATCTGCTCGCCCCTTTCAAGCTTGCGGAATACGCGAATAGCGGCTGCGTATTTGTTCTGGTACATCCCCGGGCGTCCCGATTCGCGCACGTACGGGATGCGTTCTTCAATGAGCGATTGCTCAACTTCGCGAAGCACTGAATGCGTCCGTCCCAGTAAAAGTATATCCTCTCCATGTGTGATGTCCACGGAGTGAATCGACCCGAATAGGCGGACCAGTCCCAAATCCGGGCGGGGACTAAAGTCCTTGTCCACTCGGAGAGCAACGCGACGGATGAGGTCTTGAGATTTCGCGTGGATTGCAGCAGGAAGTCGATGCGAGAGCGAGAGCACATGGCTATCACCCTGATGCTTCTGCGTGAATCTTGCCATACCGTGTGCATCCGCACCGGCCCACGTATAAATCGCCTGATCATCGTCCCCTGCGATATGCACTTCGTGAGCACGTCGGCAGAGCTCCTCGATAACACGCCACTGAAGAGGTGATAAGTCTTGAGCTTCATCGACAAATACGACTTCGGCATCTCCACGCATGCCGCCCCGAGCGGCTCGCTCAAGCATGTCGGTAAAGTCGTAAAAGCCATACGTAGATTTCCACTCAGCGTATGCCCGTACGAACGCATTGAACTCGGCGCGGGTTCCCGGCCTATCCGAGACGTCATATACTTCATCCGGATGGGAGAAGGTGTTGCGGGCATAGTTAAGTAGGTCAAGGTAGAAGTCTCCATCGGCACGCTCCTCATCGTCTTCGGGTGATTTCCCAATAATCGGAATCCCCATCACCGTGGAGAACTCCCGCAGTTTCATCGAATCCACCACCTGCGCCTGTCGCATATTCATCGATCGAAATGCCATGGCGTGGATGGTGGATACGTTGTCGGACCGCTTAAGACCGAGCCTGGACAGAGCCTCCGAGGCGGCGGCACGGGTGAACGACACGAAGGCGACGCGTTCGGCCTGAACGCCTGAATTCCTCGTGTGCTGCACCCGCCGCAGCATCTCGGTGGTCTTGCCGGTGCCCGGAGGCCCGTAGAGCGCGTGGACTTGCATTAGCCTCGGTGCGTGATGCCACGAACGGCCCACATGCTGGCGGTCTCGGCGTTGGTGATGGCCACGGAGAACATGCGTTGCACTTCGGCGTCGTGGTAGGAGTCGCGCAGCACCAACAGGTACGTAATTGCTGCGTCGAAATGCTGCTTCGTCTGTTTCACGCGACGTATCTCGTCTTGAGACAAGGGAACATGCAGCGTCACCGACTCCTGCTCCCTCGCGGGTGCTGGGTCCGGCGTGGGCGCTGCGGCCACCACGGGTTGCGGGGATTGCACCGCGCTCTCGCTGGGCATGTCGCTGGGCATTGCCTTGAAATCGTCGTGCGGTACGGTCGTATCGGTAGTCTTTTTGGTCGCCATTTTGGTCAATTCCTTGTTAGAAGCAGTTGGTGGTACAGTTCGGTCCGAAGCAGCAGGTGGTGCAGGTCACGATGCGACCGCCCTGCATGATTGTGTGCGTTGAGCATGCCGCCCAAGTGCTCGTGGAGAGCGCAAAGATCCAGACGCCTACGAGTGCTTTTTTCATGATAACTCCCTAGGTGCGGGGAACAGTTGGGCCAGCACTTCGGCGTACTGGGACTTGCGGCGCTCCAGCAGCGCGGCTTTGTCGAGCTTGTCGAGGAGGCTCGGGAAGTTAATGTCCTCCTTGCTGCACTGCTCTTGGATATCGGCTTCCAATCGGATCAGCTCGTCGTCCAGCTTGGCCATCTCCAGCTCGGCTTGGCTCTTGACCTTGCGTGCGCGAATCGGTGCCAGCGACTCGGCCAGCTTGGCCATCTCCAGCTCGGCTTGGCTCTTGACCTTGCGTGCGCGAATCGGTGCCAGCGACTCGGCCAGCTTCTCTTTCGACAGTGCGATGATCTCGGCGAATGGTTTCAATTTCATGATGTTGCTCCAGTGAGTAATAACTTTTTGTCTGCGTTCTTGAGGAACGACAGCGGGGTTTGGGGTTCGGGTATTGGCGTCGTGTTGATCGGTGCCATATACCGCTGCGCGTCCACGAATGAATCGGTGTTGAGATCGTACCGGTACCCACGCCTCTCGTTCTCCAAACGGTAGAGCTGCTCTTCGTAGTACCGTGCTTCCGCGCTGCTTGATGCCTTGCGGATTCGATCCCGAAGATATTCGATCTCGTTCCTCAGGGTCATGGTAGAGATTGCCATAGGCTTGCCCTCATAACCGGGGCCGAAGCCCCGTGGTTATCAATATTCGGAGTCTGCGGTCTCTGCCACTTCACCGTCGTAGTCGTTCGACACCTTCACGCCACCTGCGCGGATGGTCTCGTACAGCTTCTCGGCACGGTCGTACACGTCTTTGCTCACGAACCCGAGTGGTGCGATCGCGAAGTTGTGGTACGATTCGTTGCGAGCGTTCGTCTCGGTTGCCGCCGACAGCTTGTAGGCACGGGCGAACGAGTCGGTTTGCGTCATGCGGATCAACGAGTTCCAGCGCTTGGAGACTTTCATTTTGGACTTGGCCATCGAGATCACCGCCTCCTGCCACTCGCCCCCGTAGTTCACGAGCACGAAATGCTGTGCGGTGTCGGAGACTTCGAGGCCTTCTTCACCCAGCTGCGCGATTGTGTCGCGAGCCAGTGCCTCAGTGGCGAATGCTCCACGGAAACCGTTGCTGCCACCACCCCCGGCTTTGCGGTCCTTCCACACGAGGAATTGCTTGGTGTAGTACACCGGCACAACTGTGACCGCCTCGCCATACAGCTGGCGCGTGACGTTGTTGTACAGCATACCCTCGTCGGCCCCTTCAATGTACGCCGGATCGTTCTTTTTGCGCGCTGGCGACAGCGCCTGAATCAGTTCGATTCGGGGGATAATCATGTCGTCGGTGGTGACGTTCTCGGCTCCGCGAGCTTGGCCCTGCTTGAGCCATTCCGGAATTTCGTTAGTCATTACTTCGAACGATTGCTCTTGTACTGCTACTGCTTGGTTCTTTGCCATTTCTGGACTCCTAGTTACATGCACGCGAGGCGTGCGGGGTTATCCGGCAGGATTGCCGAATTCGGGCGGGACTGTGTGGGGATCGAACCCACCACCTTCGGGTTTGAACGGCGAATTTCGCGCCGACCTCTGCTCCAGTCCCCATAATCTCATGACCGAGTGATACTGGCTCGCGTGAAAGGCGAGACGTTCAGCATGTCGTCGGGGATCTCTTCACCGCTGCGGTACATCTGCTTCACCGTCGCTTTCAGCGTCGAGGGGTTAACGTTCGCGGTTATCAGGTCGCCCCGGCCATTGTCGCCGAGCCACTCGAAGAACCGCTCTTTCTGGTCCGCCTTGATACTCACGTGCATATCGGCGGTCAGCGACACGCGGCCAATGCCGGACACCGCGATGCGGTCCACACCATCATCCTCCATCTTCGCGGGCACTTTTGTGATGCGCAAGAAGTCGTATTCCTTGTTGAGTATCTTCAGCTGCGCCTCGATCGCTTCCTTGCGATTTTGCAGCGTGGACATTGCTTCGATCAGTTCTACGAGTGTCTTGCCGTCGTACTGCGCGAATTCGTTGGGGGTATCAATAGACATTTATTTCTCCTTCGATCGAGATTCTGATGGGGGTGTACATACGGTCGCGGTTGTTCCACTTGAGGATGTTGAAGGTCGTTCCCTTCTCGCGAGCAATAGCGAATACAAGTCCCGCAACGATGGGAGAACCAGAAGTCGCGATGAAATCGACCTCCGGCCTGTACTCGGCGAATCGGCTTCGGATGAAGGCGACGAGCTTTTTGTTGTGCAGGGAGTCGAGCACATTCGATACCTCACTGGTGGACAAGAACACGGGTTCCCCGAATCGTTCAATGTCGGAGTAGTTGGCGGTCATCACCTCTTGCGTGATGTAAATCTTCGGCTTTTCCATTAATGGTCCTCTATCTGTGTGTAGGTTCTATTATACACTACACGAGTGTTCCGAGTAACTTACCGGTAGAACGATCGTTTATGCTCGTGCGAATGAACTCCGATACGTCCTTCTTGCTCTTGAGCGCTTCAATCACGGTCTCGTCCACAGTGCCCTCGGCCACCAAATCGATGTAGGTTACACTCCGCGTCTGCCCGATCCGGTGCGCCCGGTCCTCGGACTGCTCGCGGTCGGTGAACGAGAACGAGTTGGAGTAATACACGACGAGCTCGGCGGCGGTCATGTTGAGACCCACGCCACCGGTGGCCGCGTTGCCCACGATGAACCTCGCCTTCTTGGTCTGGAACTTGTCCGACACGTTCGCCCAGCGTGTGTCCTCGTCGATCGCTCCGTACACCTGCACGACAGAACTCGGCCCGTACTTCTCGACAAGCGCCTCGGTCACCATCTGGATCTCTTCGATGAACCGGCACCAAATGATCGTGCTGCACTCGGTCTCTTCCACGATCGACATTAGCTCCTCGATCTTTGCGTTCTTGCCGGGAATCCGTACATGATCGAATTTCGAGGGGTTGTGGACGTCCGGGTTGCGTTCCCACGTTGCCACTCCTCCTGCGATTTCTTGGAGTCGGAGCATTTTTTCGAGCATTGTGGTGACGGTGATTCCTCGATCTCCCATGACCGCTTTGTCACGCTTAGCAATTTCGCGATATATTCTTTTCTGTTCATCATTGAGTTGCACTGTTCTGGTTTCGAACACTTTCGGCGGCAATTCGGTCAGCACCTCCGACTTGCGCACTTGGAACGTGAAGGGCGCGAGCAATTCGGTCAGCTCCGCCATGTTCTGGTAGCCCACGACCTGCCGTTGCTCGTACCCGCCCATGATCGCGTAGCGGTTACGGAACGAGTAGAAATCGCCGATCCCGATGATATTCGGGTCGATGAACTCGAACTGCATGAACACGTCCATAGGTCCGTTGGCCACAGGGGTGCCGGTCATAATCACCCGGTAGTTCGCCGACAGCCCGAGCTTGACGCAATTCTTGGACCGTACCGCCGAATGGGTCTTGATCATGTGCGCTTCGTCCACGATCATTCCCACCCGAGTGCTGCAGCCGACGAACTTTTGCGCCAGCAGCGTCGCACCACCAGCGGCGAGCGATTCGGTGCCCACGATCAGGAATTTAAGGCCTCGGCTCGTGTCGGTGTTCCACGCCTCGAACACCTTGGGTTTGCTGGTGTCGAGCACAAGCACGTCGGTCTCGACCGGGCAGTGAATCCCGATCTCGGCCTCCCAGTTGCGGCGCGTCGAGAACTTGGTCACCACGAGCACCCGGTCCACCTTGCCGTCGACGAAATACGCCGAGAACAGGTCGAGCGACGTCTTGGTCTTGCCGGTGCCCATGTCCATGTAGAACGCGAACCCTGGCTTGCCCCATGCACAATCGAGCGCTCGGCGCTGGTATCCCCTCGGCTCCGTCTTGAACGGGTACAGGGGTGGGAACGGATTTAGACGGGCGGCAGCCTTTTCGATAGTGCGAGTTGCAGCCTCGCGAGCTGGGCCTGTGAAAACGTCAGCACCAAAATTGCTGAGCAGAAACTCGCTATTAGCGCGTAATGCAGGAGCTGTCCACACGCGGCGACGAGCATCCCAACGCCGATTAGGCACCGCACGCACCTTGTCCACCATCCAAGGAGGAGTCTCGATAATGAAGCGCGAGGTCTTGGCATCGTAGTCAATCTTAATATTCGGAGCGGAAGACGGGTTCATCGATTTTTACCTCATGCTCTTCAGTAATAGGGGCGTACCAGACGTTAATAACCTTGCCGCCCGGAATTCGCATCTTGTCGTGGTCCGCCCCACAGTCGCGGCGCAACGCGATCCACAAATCCATGCCGTGCAGCACCTCGGCCTTGTTGCGCTTGAGGAACTCCGAGAATGCGGTGCCTTTGAACACCACACACCGGACGCCGTTGACCACCTGCACTATCGGAATGTTCCGGGTCAGCGCCTTGCGGTCTTCGGTATTGGTGCCCTCGGACGCGAGGTCGGCCTTCTGCACGAACTCGGTGAACTTGGCGGCGATCACACCCGAAGCGGACGCCTCCTTAGGCACTTCGACGACACGGAGATTGGGAACCAGCGGGTCGAGTACGCGCCGACGCCACGACTCCTGCGAGATCTTGGGGATATTGATCTTAATGCGCTCGAAGATCAGGTTACCCATAGCGGCGGGGTCGCGCAGCACGATGGTAGGAATGTTCGAGATCAGGTGCCCGTTGACGTGCAAGCCCCAGCGCGGCGGGTCCGATTGATACTCGATCAGGTCCGTGAACTGCGGCAGCGAGTCCTGCGCGTCCAGGTCTTTAGCCTCGTCCATCGAGATACCGAACTCGCGGGTAACGCACACCTTGCGATCGCACAGGCTCTTGCAGGGGTCCTCGGAGCACTTGTACAGGTAATCGCGGCGCGATGCCGAGCGGATCACCTTCTTAGCCTCAGCCGGTCCCAGCGGCTTGTCGAACATTGTCTTGTTCAGCGCCATCGCGTCGCCAAAGAACGTGTCGGGACGGGCACGCTTGAGGTACACCACCACGTTGTACATGGAGTCGTTCCGAGAGCCGGACTCGACCCCGGTGTGGATCATCTTCTGGATACACGGTGGCGCTTCGAGGTGCTCGCGTGTCGCCATCGCTTGCAGCTGTTCGACCGTCACCCGCTTGGACTGCGCCATTTGCACGAACAGCTCGAACGAGATCCGCTCGCCCTTCTCGTTCACCGCGTACCGCACCGTATCCTCGACGTTGAAGTAGCACAGATTAATCCAGTTACCCAGCGATTTCTCGCCACTGGAAGTCACCAGCGAATCCTGCTTGGGGAATATGTCCACGTGCGTTTTAATCTGGAGCATGTCGCGCCAGCTGTTCAGGAGCCGGATCACGAGCTTGGCCGGGAGGTAGTCCTGCCCGAACAGGTACAGATGGCACCCGCCCGATTTGGAACGCGTCGGCACAAGCGGGAGCCGGTACTGCTCGATCTTGGTGGCAAGGTCCACGATGTCGATATCGGACCCGTCCGACCCTTTACCGTGGTTGTCCACGTCGATACACCCGAACTTGCAGGTGCCGCCGTCGGTCACGGGGACTACCCCTAGACCCATGCGCCCGGACAGGTGCGCGGCGTAATGCTCTTCCGTGACTTCTGCCTTCTCCGTTACCATATTACCGGTACTGGGGTCCCACTGGCCGTAAGACCGCAGGTTCCCGGAGAACAGATCGGCGAAGTCTTTAACTAGACTCGTCATGATTTCCTCGCTATAAGCTATTGGGGATTGACACCACCTCGGTGGGCTGGTAGAATTATAACACTCCCCATCTCGGAACAGCAATCCCCACAGTTTGTTCCACTGTTACATCACGATGGAACGGCTGATGTAACACCCCCTCCCATTCGAAGACAAGGCCCGCTGTTACACCGTTACACATGCACGCGGGGGTGCGATCCTGTCGCAAGCTTGCGACAGATCCCCCCTATATGTGGTGGAACGGTATCTACGGTGGAACAAACACGCCGAATGTGAAGCGGGACGGGGCTTCGGAGCCAGTCAGGGTGTTCCAGACGCCGTTCCACCTTATGTAACACATTAGGGCGAACCCGAATATCGTACGTGTATGCGCGTAAGCTGAGCGCAAGCTAGAATGAAAGAGAGCCCTCCGGAGGCCCTCGGAGGGTGGGGCAGCTATATTAATAGCTTACCGTGCGAACTGCTGCAACGGAGAGGGCGAGGGTGGGCCAGACGGTGTACCCGGAGTGGCCACCGATTCCTCGGGGTACTGCTGGGGGATTCCACGGGAGGCTCCGAGTGCTCCGGCCATACCAGCGGCGGTACCTGCAGCACCGGTGGCGGTAAGCAGTTCCTGCTCCTGCGTCTTGAGCGACTGCATGATACTGTCGATCACCGCGTCGGTCTTGGCGGCGGGGGTCAGCAGCTTTTGCACGGTTGGCGCTGCCACGGAGGGAGGTACGCCCGTCAGCGCAGGGAACCGGTTGCGCACGGTCTCCAGCATAGCGCCGAATGGGCGACCTTGCACGAGTGCAGTGGCGGCACCTACACCACCAGCGTCGTCGGCCAGATCCGTGTCCAGGGGCGACCTGCGGAATCCGGTCTTCTCGGTCTGGAGCATGTTGCGCTCTTCAACGAGTCGATTCTTGAATGTGTCGAATGCCTCGTCGTCGCGGAATGCGCGACGCAGCTTGTCCTCGACGCCCCGGGGAAAGATGGTGGCCAGAGGGTCAGCGGTGGGACCTCCGGCACGCATGCGCTCCAGCATAGCCTGCGACACCCCGGCACGGAACGCGTCGTATTCGGACGGAGAATCGCGGAAGCGCTCGATCAGCTTGCGCATATCCATCTCGGGTAGTTGGTAGATCCGTTGGCCTTCCTTCATCGCGGTGAGCATCTCCGAATCCCCGGCGAACGCCTCTCGGGCCGTGCGGTACTCGGGCGACCGGCGTTCCATGGCCTTGAGGAGCTTCTCCTTCATGTCCATTAGAATTCGAGCCTGATTCGCGCCACGGTCCGAGGACATCGCCCGCTCGATCATGTCGTCGAGTTCGAGCTTGGTCTCGTGCAAGCCGCGCAGCACGTTGGCGGGGTCGTTAATATCCAGGCCTTGGTCGGCCATCCGGCGCGAGCCGCCTTCCATCGCGGTGCGGAAGGTAGGAAGGTTGCGCAGTGCCTCCAATTCGCGGGAGTTGCGGGGCGTGAACGTCGGGGCCGAGTTCCACGCCGCCTTGTACAGTGCGTCGGCTTCCTCGGAACGCTTGCGGATCAGGTCGGTGACGTCCGTGTAGAAATCCTTCGATCCCGACATCAGTGTGCGCAGGTCCTCGGACACCCGGGGCACCCGCTCGATCTCGCGTGCGGCCAGTGCCGCTTTTGTGTCTCTACGTGCAGCACCCGGTGCAGCGCTGGAGCGGCGCAGCAGTGCGGCGGTGTTCTCGCCGAGGTCCGCCAGTGTGGCTTCCCCGCGCTGCATCGCGGCCAAGCGTGCAGCGGCCTGATCCGGGGTCATCCCGTCCTTTTCGAGTGCACGTGCGATTGCGAGGTCTGCGGCCTTGTTGCTGTCGCCGTAGCCCATAGCCGTTTTCACGCGTCGGAATGCGGGCATCAGCACATACTGCCCCGCCAGTCCTGCGCCACCGGCGATCGTACCACCGGCGATACCACCCTTCAGGGCCTCACCGGGCAATTCGCCCATCGGCTTTTCGGAAGTGCCTACAGCCGATACCGCACCAGTGCCCGCACCGACTCCTACAGCGCGGCCAATCGTGGGCTTGGTGCCGAACAGCAACTCGGCGGCGCGTGGTCCGAGCCGGGAGGCGACAGCACGGGAAGCGCCGGGAATCAGTGCACCACCGCCTGTTACCAGCGCGGGAGCAAGACTGCCGCCCATTTCGGCCACGGTGGACGAGACAGGGTTGGCCTCGCGGTATTTACGCAGTCCTTCGCGCTCGGCCTTCACGAGGTCCTCGTAGGAGCCTTGCCCCATAGCGGAGCGCAGCTTGGCGATCGCCTCGTCCGAAAAGCCCATTGTCAGCCCTTGCAGGGCTTGTGATCCGAGTCCAGTCGAGAATGGTCGGGGTCGGGCTGCGGGGGGCTGTGTGGGTGCGCTCGGGGTGGGAGCAGCAGCGCCGCCAGTCTTGGACGCCTCGAATTTACGGATCGTGGCCTCGGAGGTGCCATTGGGGAACTCATAAATCACTCCACCAATCACGCGTTCAATGGACATTACTTAACCTCCCGCCCTTGTGCATCCACTTGGACGCGAGGCATGCTGAAATACTGCTGGAATGACAGACGGTCCGGATTGAGCGAAATCGCACCGGTGGTCGGGTCACGTCGAGTGATAGGGTTCGCTTCGAGATACCTGCGCCACTGCGACTGCGCGAATGGGGTGATCCCGCCGTTAACCGCCGCGTAGCGCTGCAGGTAATCGTTGAAATCCCGGTCGCGCTGGCGCTGGGCGATCTGGAACTTGATGATGTTCTCGTTCGTCTTCGGCTCTTTGTCCGTGGAGAATGTGCCGAGGCGCATCCACGCCATATCGGCGTTCGATACGTTGGAATCGCCCGGAATGCGGTTTTGCTTGGCGGCACGGGCGGCAATGGAGTCGAATTCGGAGATCTTGGCGCGGTCGCCCGACAGGAGCTTCGCGGCCTCACCCACCCCCATACCGACGCCGAAGGTGTAGCCCGTTTTGATCTCGGAGTTGAGCTTCAGTGCGCGGCGCAGGTCGTTCAGGTCGTCATCAATCGCCGCCGTGAACGGTGCGATCTTCTCGTTAATGTACTTGGTCGCCTCGGCCTGATCCTTTTGGCGCTTCTCGGCGATCTCTTTTTTGTTCAGCCCCGTGTACTGCACCTTCGGATCGACCGGCACCCCCGCCTCTTGCGCGGTCTGGTTGATACCTAGAACGTTGCCTTGCCGGATGTGCTCCTCGATCTCCTGTCGAGTACGGGTGATCTGCGCCTGCTGCGCTTGGATCGCGGACTGTTTGCTTGTCCGTTCGAGCGCGACATCAGATTGCAGTTCACGCTGGGCACGGGCCACATCTTCGGGCTTGAGCGGATCGCCACCGAAGCGTTGCAAGGCCTTTGCCACATCCGGGTTCTGTGTGCGGAAGGCGTCCCGCTGCGCTTCCTGTTGTGCCCGAGTGCGCTGCACGGGGTCGTTCAGGTCGAGATTGAAGCGGGTGGCGATGTCCTGCAGACTACGGGTCTCGGAGAACAGCTTAAACTTAGCGGCGAATGCGGGGTCGGTGAGAGAGACTCCGGATTGTGCCGCGAAGGCCTTCATCTCGGGCGTGGCCTTGTCCATCGCCAGCAACTCCCGCACCCGAGCGATACCCTCGGGCGAATTCGGGTCGATGCCCTCCGAGCGCACCTGCTGCTGGTACGGGGTGGCCTTGGGTGTGATACGCTGCGCGACCGAGAGGCCGAGCTTGGCCGCTTCCTTCTCCTCCCCGAGTGCGGCGTTGGCCAACTCGTAACGCATTCTCGCCAGCTGTGCGGCACGATCCGCTTCGGCGTCTTGCACTTTGCTGAACGCGCCCACCGCCGTACCGAGCGACTCGCCGAACGAACCGGTCTTGGTTGGTGCTAGAAAGCCCTGGGCCAGCGCCAGCATGGAGGGGTCAATTCGGCCCTTGCGTTGCTGCAATGCGCCTTTCATGGCCTCGCGAGCCGCGTCCACCTCCGCTTTCGCGGTGCGGTAGGCCTCAGTGTCGGCCCCCATTGCTTGCCGACCGAGTGCGGACAAAGAAAGGGAATCGACCTTGGTGGGGTCCACCCCCAAGATCTTCGCGAGTGCTGGGCTGTACGGATCGGCGGTCTGTTCGGACATATTTACTCCTTAACCGGGGAAGTCGCCGAGGGAGTTCGAGTAATCGATCTCGTCTTGCGACCGTGATTGCCCGAAAGACCCGCTGTTGGTGCGTGCCCAGTCCTGCAAGCTCGACAGGAAGCCACCGTCGGCACTACCGGCACCGGAGCCGAAGACGGTGCGCAGGAAGCCCTCGGCAGCGCTTGTGCCGCCCGAGCCCGAGGCGAACAGTGAGCCCAATCCGGCGACTTGCGCCAGCGGGGAAGTGGAATAGGCACCGGGAATGGGCGCGTTGGCAGTCTCCGACACGGTGGTCGGCACCTTGAGGTTCGAGTACACATCGGCTGCGCTCTTGGCAGCGGACACGGGGGCCAAGATCTTGGACTGCTCGAATTGTTGCTCTTTGGAGCCGAATCCGTACTGCGATTCCAGCGCCTTGATCGCGGCGTCGAGGTCGGCTGTGGCCACGCCCCGCTGAGTCTCTGCGGCTTGGCGGGTGAGACCAGCCTGTGCCAACGCGGTGTCGAGCGCCTTGTTGTAACCGGTCTCCAGTGCTTTGCCCTGTTGGCCAGTGAGGTTCGCCTGCATATCGGCGAGCACCTGCCCGAGGGCACCAGTCATGCGCGAGGAGCCAAATGCACCGGAACCCGCGAAAGCGCCACGCAGGGAGGGCAGCACATTGCGCTGGAGATTCTGCTGCTGCAGTCGCCCCATCTCGTCCACCACACCAGCGGTGTACGGGTTCATGTACGCTTGAATGCTGTCGGGCGTAATGCCTTTCGCGGCCAGATCTGCGGACTTGCCAGCCTCGGACATGAGTTGTTCGTACCGCGACAGGTCGGTGGGAACCGAAGAGATCGCGCCGGTCTGCAGGGTGGACATCGGGGCGACCAGCTGCTCGCCGGTCTGGCCCAAGAGTGCCGTACCGGGTTTGGCGAGGTCTTGCAGGTATGCGTTGTACCAGTCGGGGCCAAGGGTCTTGACCTCCTTGGTCGTCGTGATATTCGGTAGTGGATCGCCTTGGAGCAGACTCATCGGGTGGCCTCTTTAAGATATTGCAGGGGTGACTTGGCTTTTGGCGGTATAGTCTTCACAGAGCCTCCGCGTTTGTGCCTGCGGATCGCTTCGCGCATCGCATCGAGCTTTTTCGCACCTTCTTTGTTCGATCCGTCACCGAGCGCTGCGACGATTTCGGCATCGAACACGTATTCACCATCCGCGAGTTTCGCCGGAATAAGGTCGTCTTGACCGCCTCCGGCACCTTCAACGTAATGGGAACCTTTGTGGGATACATCACCGCCTGCCGCCGCCATAAGTGGGGATGCCATAATTTTACCGCCGGAGGCATAGTTTTGTACAGTCCCACCCGCCCGGTACTGGCCCATCACCTCGCTCGGGGACGACTCACGCCCGTAGGAGAAGTAGTCCGGCCCCGGCGCTCTTTGCGTCGGGGTGATGCCCGAGGCGCGTTGCAAAGCCGAAATGGCACTGGATTCCTGCGCGGCAGGGGTGAAGCCGAATAGAGCGGCAAGAGCCGCCAGATCGGGAGCTGTGGGAACGTTGTCTCTAAACATACCGCCTGTCCATGTTTCTTCTGGTGATGTGGGAGTGTAGCGCCCGGTCGGAGCTGCAGCTGCCCCGGCAAGCACTGATTGGGCACGCCGACCACCCGTGGGTTGACGCCGTGGGCTTCTTGTAGTCGATCCAGGCCCAGCAGTGCTGGACGTCGAGGTGCCGTCGCCACCGGTCACGACATCACCACCACTAGTTACGACGTCGGGTGTCACCACTCGCGTGGTCCCAGTGCCGTCGGTTACAGTCACCCGCTCCTCGCCCGTGTCGATGTTGACCACGGTTGTGGTGGTCGTGTCGGTGTTGACGTTGGTGCTAACTGTGGTCTGCGTGTTGGTGTTCGTGTCGGTAGCCACCGTGGTATTCACCCCGGTGTTGTTGTTCACGTTGGTGCTCACGGTAACGTTCGAGCCTGTGTCCGTGGTCGTCGCGGCATTCGTCGCTGCGTTGCTATTCGCACCAGTGGTGGTCGCGCTGTTGACGGCAGCGGCTACAGCAGTGGAAGCGTTCACACCATTGTTCGTGGCTGTGTTCACTGCGTTGCTGACCGTAATGTTCAAGTCAGCGCCCGCATCAATAGCTGCGGACACAGTGTTGCCCACCGCGACCGTGGAATCCACACCGTTGTTCAACGCCGAGCCGATGGAGGCATCTACCACACTCTTGGTGTCGGCCCCCGAGGAAACGCCATCGGTGACCGCGACATTCACCGCCTGTGCGGTGTCGCCGTTCAGAGTCGCGGAATCCGTGATCACGTTGTTCACGTTCTGCACGGTCGCCGTTGTGTTCGAGTCGGCAATCACATTGCCCGCACCAGTGTCGCTCGATGCCACAATAGTGCCGGGACGGAATGTACCGTCGGTGGAGGTGAGACCCTCGGCAGCGAACGCCTGCTCGATGTCGCTCTGGATGCTCGTCGCAGCAGTCATGGAGCCCGAGGTCTTCGCACCGAAGAGGCTACCCGCCACGGACTTGGACAGCGCGGTCGGGAGGTCGTCCCCTGTGGCCAGTGCGATCGCCAGTTCCTCGGCACCTTCCTGCACGAACTCGCGGCTAGTGGAGGAGGTCACACGACCGACGATCTTCTCCATCGCCTTTTCGTAGCCCTTGATGAGCGACGCGTCGGCAAGGCCCGCTGTACCGGTAGTGATCGCGAATGCCTTCCACCCGTCGGCGTTGGCCAGCCGCTCCGCTTGGTCCACCGGTGTGCCCTTGGCGATCTCCTCGTTGAACTTCTGGCGGGAGCTGGAGCCCATGGACTCGGCGGCGTTCAAGAGAACGTCGGTCGCGATACCCGCCCCTTTGCCGATCAGTTTGAACACAGCGCCACCAGTCACGAGGGGTGCGACTTCTTGGAGGCCTTCTTTCGCTACCTGAGTGAGTACCAGCGGGTTGTCCACCACCGACTTGAGTGCTGCGGCCACCTTGCCCGAGTAGGTCTCGGCACCTTGGACATTATTCCAGAAATTGCGCGTGGCCTCGGTGACGCCCGGGATTTCGAGATTTTGCCCCGTGCGCTCCAGCGATTGGCCCAACTGCACGAGCACGTTATAGCGATCGGCGAATCCCATATTGGAAAAAGCCGTACCGATGTCCGCAATCTGCTCGCCCCCCGCACCAAGGATCGTCGAGAGCGTCTGGCGAACCACATCGCCCGAAGTACCTTCCAGGCTGTTGGCCCAATTCGCGAGATCGTTGCCCGCCGTATCCATTCTGGTGGTGAAATTAATGGCGTTGCCACTCGCATCAACTGGTGTTCCACCGACGATCTCGACACCGGGTACATTACTGCCGGGCGCGTATCTTAATCCTTTGTCGTCGTAACTGTACCCCTCGGAGTCCAGCCAGCGACCTTGATCGTCTTTACCCACGATTGTAGGGGTGCGGTTGATAAGGTCTTGTACCGACAGCTTTTGCAGCTGATCTAGTGGCATACCACGCATTGTGATACCCATCGCCGCAATCTCGTTCTCGGATACTTTGTCCAGCGTCCTTCCGGTCGTGCGTTCGAATTCTGTGGCCAGCCGCTCGATTTGCGTGTTGCGCGCCTGTGTATCGACTGCCGTGTCCAGATCGCCCCAGTTCGTATCGACCGTGTTCGCGGCTCCGGTGTACGTTGTGGAGCTGGAGAGATTCGGCCCACCGGCGTCGATCGGGTTGACTTGCACACCGGTGACGACGTTTGCAGCAGCGTATGCCTCCTCGTCTGTCATCCCCGCTTCTTTCGCACGTATGAACGCGTCAGCACCGGCCTGCACGATTGTGTCGTCATAAACGCGGTTCGTGATGCCGCCCTCACCAGTGGTGGGTCGGTTGGCACTGATCACCGAGGACACGGCACGAGTGATCGCGTTGACGTCACCGGATCGCACAGCGTTGGCAAAATCCACAGCGTTCAGCGCTTGGCCAACTGTGTACCCAGTATCGCCGATTTGCGCACCACCAGTGTTGGTGAGGTTCACCCCTGCATTGATAAGGCCGAGAACATCGCCGCGATCTGCGGCATCCTTCAGATTCGACACCCGATTAACGGTCTGCAGCGTCGATGCTAGGCCAGCGGGCAGCATATTACCCACACCGGGAATTCCGAGCAGCGAAGTCAGTGCACCGATTTTGTTGCCTTGATCCAATGCAATGGCGGCATTCGCAGCGGCGGCAAAGGGTGCCAGCCCCGGGACGAATTGCGCGATAGTGAGGAGTGGAGCGATTAAGCCGAGGCTGCTGGAGGATTGACCGAAAGTGCTGAATGCTGGTTTGCCAGTCGCCGGATCGATCGTGAGCGTGTAGAATGTACCACCCGGGCCGGTGTAAGTCGAGCCTATGCGCAGCTGCGAGGAGTCGGAGACCGTTTTGCCATCAGGTCCCACGATGCCTTTACCCACAACGGTGGTGATTGGCTCGTAGGTGGTGTAGGTTCCCTCCCCATCGGACACTTCACGAGTCTTGACCTGCGCGGCCTCCTCGGGTGTCAGATCGCGGGAGAACGTGTAATTGCCCTCGCTATCGTTGCCGTAATAAGCGCGGTATCCGGTGATCTGGCCATCTTCACCGATCACAGGCACTACGTTCGCCTGACCCATGATATCGCCGTACTTGAGTTGGGACAGGCTCGTCACGCCTTTGTTCAGCAACTGTGCTGCAGCGTCGAGGAACACCTGACCGACTGCCGTGGTGTTGTCACCGAACAGCTTGCGGGCCTCTTCCGCTGCAAAGCCGATGTTGCCGCCGACTTCCCCATACACACCACCTTGCAGAGCGCCATCGGAGGTAGCGCCCGCTAACTCTCTCGCGAGGCTCAGCAGCTCGTCGCCTTGATACACCTGCCCAGTGTGATAGGTGAGGGTTAGTGGTGCTTCAGCAGCTGTCGCCTGTGTCGCCTGACTCAGAGCTCCAGCCGGAGCCACTCGACCCTCATTCACACCGAACATCTGGTAGTGCGTTTGCGCGAACTGGTCCGGCGTCATGCCTTGAGTGTTGCGCATGTACTCCGCTGCCACATCCGGGTTCGCTGCGAAGTACGGGTTGTAATTGGTGCCGGTAGCGGTGGACTCCACGCCTTTAGCCACATTCTCGGCCACGGCACGCTGGAAGATAGCGGCCTCGTTCGCGTCCACATCAGCGCCGAATTGGTTGCGCCAGTAATCCAGCCCACCGGGGTCGGAGCCACGACCGGCGTACTGGGTGTACAGTTGCTCGATAGGATCGACAGTCGCCTGTTGCAACGCACCCGCTGCTGGCTGCACTGCATCATAGCGGGACTGCACATCGGCCACATTCAACCCGGTGGCTGCAGCCATTTGGGCGGGTGTTACTTTGAACTCGTTCATCGCCGCAGCGATAGCCGCGTCAGTTAACCCAGGATTCGCCGCCAAATATGAGGTGATTTGTTCGTTAGATACAGCCATTTATACCCCGCTGGAAGGACTCAAGGTGTTGACCACACTAACCGCCCATTCTTGCCAATCGTCGAAGTTGTACGGGTCGGGCATCGCATCCTTGGCGAATAGATCGATTCCGACAAATCCTGCGGCCCAGCCTTTCCAGTTCTCCTCACCATCCGGGATCGAAAGATTCTGAGTCGCGTACGCTTCGCACATAAGCGACGCCCATGAATCCCAAGTCTGGTGGCGTGGATCGTAGGCAACCGTCATCAGTAACCCCGCACGTCGCCCTCGTCGGCGCTGAGAATGATGCGGCCACACTGGTAATCGCCGCCTTCTTGGTTCGACACGAAAAGCAGTCGCAACTCGCGGCGCTGCTGGCGAATGTCGATCTTGTTCGTCGTGGCGTCGAACACGTACGCTTGCGAAGTGTCGTCTTCGGACTGTGCATAAGGGCGACCGACCACGTACATGGTCATCTCGCCTTCGAGAATGAAATCCGGCTCGACCCGCTCGACGTGCAACCAGACGTTGTTACCCACTGCCGTAGGCTCCGAAGGGCCACCGGAGACCCACCCGAGATCGTTCGTCTCGAAGTAGGACTCAATCGCCGAGGCCCGAGTATTGCGCACAGCGTCCACGCCGAATTCGTGCTGCCACAGAGAGACGAATGTTTCGAGTATATCTATCGTGAGCGCAAATCCAGACCCTGTGCCGCCGACACTGGAGGGCGCGACGCCCAAAACGTCGCCGACCGTGTAATTCACACCTTGGTTCTGGATCGTGCAGGATGTGACCACCCCACCCGCCACCACAATCGTGGCCGTCACCCCGGAGCCTGTACCACCTGTAAGCGGAACGTAAGGGTACGTGCCGTTGGTGTAGCCTGTGCCGGGATTCGTGATCGTCGTGTTGCTCACCCCGCCCACCGCGTTCGGCTCCCAGCCACCCGCCACCGGGAAGCGGAACACCTGCGAGAAATAGCCCGCCGAGCGGCGTGCACCAAGGGCCTCACCGGCGTCGTACCAGCAATTCTCACGGATGTTGTACACGATCGCATCGTTGCACTCGACGGAATCGCCCCGGGGGTAGTACCACCAAATCTCGCCGTATCGCGGCACTTTGGTTGCCCACACCTTTTGGCGCTGTGCGTAATTCAGATTGTCGAAGAAGTAATTCTGGTTGAACGCGTTCGGGATCTCTTTCGCCACACCGTTGTACAGCATGAATCGGTCGGTGCCGATCCAGTAGTAAATACCGTCGTACTCGATAACGCAGGAGGAGGACAGGATCGAGGACTGGCTCGTGATGATGTCGTAGCGCCAGTATTGCGTAACCGCTGTGCCGCCGATCGTAACGGTCGTGGGGTTGTAGCTCACGCGGATGAGGCTGTCGAGACTCCAGAACAGGCCCGAGGGTGAGTTGGAACCACCACGCACGGGCAGGCCCTTGACGATCTTGCCGGTCGCTACGTTCTCGGCGTTCGCGTCAGCCGATACCCAGTCCTGCGAGTTGCCCGCCGCGCAATTGCGGATCAATCCGTCATTGCCATAGGCGAAGATGTAGGGGTGTAGCACCACCACACCACCCGACACGTCGATCTGATTGTCGAACGTCGCCGCCACGGTGCCCGCTGGGACCGCATTCGAGAGCGTCACGGAAGTACCGACGACCGATATCACTGTGGTGTTGGGGGGAATGGTCGTCCCAGTGACGAGCTGCCCCGCTCCGATCAGCGGGTTCGCTGCGGCGATTGTGACCACGGCTGTGCCGGTCGAGACGATCGATTGCGGGAAGGTGCCGATGGCCGATACGGAAGCGCCGCCGAAGCTGCCGCCGAGCACCGGAGTGTCGGTCGTGCTGTCGATGTCGGACAGATTCTGCCCAGGGTGCGCCAGCAGGATCGTCTGGCCACCACCGAAAGAGTCGGTGAAGGTGTCGAACTGCCAGAGGTTGTTGTCGTTGGGTGTGAAATCGGACGCGGCGATGTAGTTCACGCCAGCGCCGAGACCATTGGCGTCCACGATCAGCTGCTGCAACCCGTCGCGGTAGCCGTTGATAATGAAGTTGAATCCGTTCTGTGGGCTCACGTACAGACCACGCGAGGGTCCGGCCATATCGGGCACGATTTCCCGGTAGCCACCCATCTTGCGGGGGCGTCCGCGCTGGAAGCGCATCCAACGACCGTCGGTGTAGAACTGCTTGTCGAACAGCGTGCCGTCCCGCTGCACTCCGGGCTTCGTGTCGAGCGCGAAGACCTTAGTAGCCATTAGAACACCCCACCGGAGATACCCCCGATAAAGTTCCCTGTACCCGGTGACCTAATTCCGGTGGTGTTCACCTCCAGCATCAGATTCCCGAGGACGGTAATACCGAACTGGCCAAGGCCCACACGGTACACACCGGTGTTGGTCTCCAGCGCGAACTGCAAAGAGGGCGATCCGACGTTGCCGTCGGTCAGCTGGATCACCGTCGCACCGGCTTGGAAGGTGTTCGCGTTCAGGAAGTTAGTGCCATCGCAAATCAGCGTAGCTTGCCCTCCGGGCGGGATCTGCGCCGTAGCGCTTCCGACGACCCCGGTGGTTACGGTCAGGGTGCGGCCACCCGCCACCGTCTGGTTCGAGATCACGTACAGGTTCACCACGGGTGGGTAGTTGACCACTACGTTACCGGTGAGAGTGCCCGTGAACTTCTGGATGTTGTTCGCCGCCTCGCTGGCAGTCAGCGTGTAGCTACCAGTCACTACGGGCTTGGTCAGCACGGTGAATGCGAAATTCGTGCTTACGCCGTAGCCCACCGTGATGTAGGA